CTCCTGCCCCGAACTCGATGAACGTCACCTCGGGTCCTTCGGCGACGACTTTGTAGCCGGTGCCGGTCTTTTCCACCCGGCATTTCACGTCGGCTTCGCCTCTGACACCTCTCGCGAGGCTGTCGTACCACGCGGCGTCGAAGTTCGCCTGCGCTTTTTCGCATATCCGTTCGGCGATATCGCGCGCGGCGTCGTCGAGCCGGTCCCGGTTGGCTGACATGAGGGATGCGACCTCATCGAGAGCGGACTTGACGCTGCCGGGCGACAGCCGGACGGTTATGCGTTTCTGCATGGCAATCTCCTTCGCTACGTTCCTACGTCGACTTGTTTCAGTGCGACGAGCGTTCCGTTTATCGACTTCGACACGCGCCTGACGCGGTAGTTGTACGGGGCGGTCGGCTCTGCGTCGAGCCAGACAACCGAGTTCTCGTCAAGCTCCGTGGTCTCGGTACAAAGCACTTTATCGTAGTCGATCATCGTTCCGAATCCGGCGGCGTAAGAATCGCCTTTGGCGGCGGAGATGTTGCCCCACGCCTTTACGGGTTCGGTGTAGATGACTTCCTGCTCGCCGGTGTAGTTGCCGTTTTCGTCGGTGACGTCCTGAGTGCCCGCAAAGAGGGCGTACCAGTACGGAATCCGGTTCTTCGCGAGTGTCCTCATGAGATCACCCCGACATACGGCATTACGTTTTTATGGATGTATTCGAGGCAGGACGAATACCCGAACTGTCTCGATATTCCGTTTTCGTTGTGCGCGGTCTCACCTTCGCCGCCGATCTGCGAGAAGCCGATCATGACGGCGTTCAGCTGGACGCTTTCGTATTCCTGCGGCACGTCGGTCACGTCGTCCGGTATGCTCCCGGTCGCCCCGTATCTCCACGAGATAATTTCGTCTCTTGTGAAGTCGAGGAACGCCGAGAGCGTGTCGTCGTCCGTGTCGGGAAGCCGCATCATCCGTTTCAGCCGGATCAGCTTCTCGTCGGTGGTCATGGATTAGCCGTTCGTGATGAGGCGCGCGATCGGGATTTCCTTCGGAGCGAACTTAAGAGCCCAGTTTGCGGACGCCTCGAGCTGCGCGTCGGTGGGGGAGTTGGTCCAGCCGGTGGAAGGTAGCTTGAACGAGAAGCCGTTCGGGTGGATGCACTCGCGGATTCTGGTGATGAGAGTGTCCTGACCGTTGTTCTTCGTCGGCTCGCGGAAAGTCTCGACCGGCACGTCCTGTCTTGCCCAGCAGTGGCGGAGAACGCCGGTACCGAGGAGGTAGGTCGTGTACTTCTTAAGGTCCTTGTTCGCCTCGGAGCCGCCGACCGCGGTGACCGGAACGCCGTCGTCGATGATGACGGTATAGCCGTTCACGGACGCGAGGCCGAGGTTTCTCTGGATGCCGTTCGCGTCGGTCTGCTTCCAGTAATCGAGAACCTGGAGGTTTTCGAGGGTGCGGGCGACGGAGGAGTGCATGATAGCGAGCTTGTACGCGTCCTTGTTGTCGCCGAGGGTATCGGTCGCAAGGTCGTTGAGGTCGGTCTCGTTGATCTTTCTCGCGGTCGCGGTCGCGGAGCCGACGTCGACGGTGTGAGCGGTCCACGCGGCGTTGCCGGTGATGCCGAAGATTGCGCCGAGGATGGCGATAATCTTCTTCTGGCGGTACTTCGCCCAGAATTTCGCGGTGGACGAGATGATGTGGCCCATCGGGTCTGCGCCGGAAAGCTCGCCGACGAAGTCACGCGCGGTCCATGCGACGTCGCGGCCATACGCGACGTAATTCTGCTGATCCGCCTGGGTCTCGGTCGAGGTGATGTCGGTCTGACCGTCGTGGTTCACGGGAGTGCCGGTGAGGGTCTTGTAGAACGGAATGGTGCCGTAGTTGCCGGAGGATATGAGTCTCGAGGCGAGCACCGGATCTTCAACCATTACGCCGGAATCGAGGAGCGCGGTCTTTTCGGAGTCGGGCTCTGCAAGCCAGCGGGCAATGAAGAGATCGTCGTCAAACGGGTAGTTGAGGTAGGTCTTTGCCATTGTTTTTAATCATCCTTTCGAAAAATGTGGTGGTGCCGTGTCAGGCTTTCGGGAAGAGCGCGGCGTATTCGGTCGGATTATCGTTCTTGAACTGAACCTGTTCGGCGAAGGTGAGCTTGCCGAAGGCTTCTTTGGTCATGGCGGTTTCCGCCGGAGCCTGCGAGGGGGCTTTGACGCCGGCCGCGAGTTCGCCCTTGACCTTGTTCGCCGTCGCTTCTCCATAAGCCTTGAACGCCGCTGCAATCGCCGTAGCGGCCGAGGTCGTCTGTTCTGCGTCGGTGGTGACAATGCCGTCGAGGAAGGTCTCGTAAGCTTCCTTGGTCATGCCGTTCCCCGCGAGGATGCTCGCAGCTTCCTGCCGGTTTGCCTTGACGGTGAGCTGCTCGATCTGCTGTCTCTGCGCTTCGAGGCGTTCGGTCAGAGTGCCTTCATTGGTCTTCATGTCCTTTTTCACTTTGGCGAGGTCGGACGCGGTTTTGTCGAAGGTCTCCTTGTTCACGAAGTTCTTGTTCGAGAGCGCCGTCGCGATCTCTTCCGCAGTCATTCCTTCGCGGTAGTCTTCGCCGAGTAAATCTCTGAGTTCCATGTGATAATCCCTTTCTGCGTTTGGTGAGGCGGTTCTCTCCGCCGTAAATCTGCGTTTTTAGGACTTCTCTGTCCATTGTTTATTGATTAATTGTCAGCGTCGCCCCGAGGGAAGAGGTTTGAAAATCAAAAAGAGCGCCAGAACCGACAGGCTGTGTAAAAACCTGTAGATATCTGGCGCTCTTGGCGCTCTGTGTTGTGGTGCGGGGTTTTCCCGCTTATGACGCGACCATGCGTATGACGGCGCGTGAGCCTTCTGTCCGGGCTCTGACGACCGTACCGCAGCCGCGGCATTTTATCTCCGCTGTGCCGTTGATGGCTCCGAGGAGCCTTCCGCAGTGCGGACAGCGGACTTTAATCAGCTCCGGAGTTTCCGACGTCTGGATTTTCCTTGTTTCTGTCATTGCCGCCTCCGGGCTTGTCCTGCCCTGATTTGTCCTGCCCGGCAGCCCCGTTCTGGAGCCGCGCGGCGAGGTATGGGATCGAGTCGATATACGCCTGGTTCGGATCGTCGAACAGGTGAGGTATACCGAACGCGATTTCGGGGTGTACTCCGGCGTCGAGAAGGTTCATGAGAGCCTGCGTTTTGACGAGCAGATTCTCGGTGTTGCCCTTCGTGAACCGGATGTCGATGTCGGCGAGCCCGAGGTCGAGCTTGCCGTATGTTTTGAGAAGCGACAGCGCGATGCGGAGGAACTGTTTTTCGCTTCGTTCCCACTGCATAACGGTGTCTCTGGCGCAGCTTTCCGCCATTGCCCATCCGTCGCGGAGCAGTACGGCGTTGCCGGTGTCTCCGGTCGTGCGGTTCGCGCCGTTTCTGTCCGGCATACCGCAGATTGTGAGGGCTTGCTGATAGAGGTGGTCGATTTCGACCTGAGTTTGTGACTGGTCGAGTTCGGACGAGATGATGTCGACGTCCGAGGGGTTCGAGTTGTCCGACTTGATGACGATAGCGCCTTCCTGCCGGAATTCCTTATACTTCTCGGGGTCTATCTGGCAGTTGACGAATTTAATGAAACTCTGGACGAACTGTTCCGTACCGTCGAGCCGGTTCGAGGACAGTTTGTTGATGCCGTCGAGGACTTCGAGAACGACTTCAAACGAGCCGAGCCGCGCGTTGTTGAGCGGATACTCGATTATCGGCACCGCCCCGATGCCGTGGAGTCTCGAGGACGTGACGGTGTTGTTCACGATCTCGAACTGCATCGTATCGGTCCAGACGGTGTAGATTGTCTGCTTATTGTCCCTGAGCGTCTCCTGGAACGCCATGACCGGCTTCGCGCCGAGCTCTTTTGAGTAGACGACGCCGGTTCGCCTCGGATCGAGACTGCCGATTTCGATTTTCTCGTCGTTCGCTAAGTTCCCGATGACATACCGGTACGCGGTTCCGCAGATGTGGTTCCACTCGGCGATGTCGTGGTCGGTCGCTTCTTTGTCGAGGACGTGCATGATTTCGTTGAGCCGCCCGACCTTTTCGGACACCGGATCGCGCGTCTGCGCGGCGGTGATCTCGTCGGGGGTCATGGTCATGCGGGCCTCTCCGCTCCGGATTTTCCGGCGCGTGTACGCGATGGGCGCTCCGAGGAGGTACGCGACCTTGAAGGAGACGATTTCCCACGCGTGGTTTTCGACGATTTTGTTGTTGATCTCCGGTCGTACTTCCTTGATGCGGTTGAGGATGGGCTGTCTGCCCTTGTAGTAGCCGTAGAGATAATTTATGTCGCTCTGGTTCCGGTGAAAGGTCGGAAGGACATTGTTCAGCACCTGTACGACGTTCTCCGCGTCGACCGTTTCCGCGTCAGTGTAGATGACGTGTCGCCCGGTCAGCACCGGAGAGACGTCGGGGAGGTCTGCCGCGCCGAATATGGGCGTTCCGTCGTCCGCGTACCCTTCGACTTTTGGTTCCGCCATTCTTTCACCACCAGTTCTTTGAAAATTCGCCCCGACGTGAGAAAGGTTAAAAACAGCGTCGGGGCGGAGGAGAAAACCATATCCGCAAACGGTGCGGAGCATGGCAGACAGGCGGAAGGGGAAAGGGGTCGCCCGTCATGTAATATTATACACCTTAAACGAATTTTTGTCAAGTGTTCCGGATAAACTTGTTGCTTTATTACGAAATTCCGTCATGGAAGGCGAAATTCCGTCATACGTGTCAGAATACCCGTTTCTGCACAGAGACGATGCCCCAGTTTCCGGTGGCGAGGTCCATGAGCTGTGCGAGCGAGTCGGGCGCGTCGTCGTGGACATTCTTGCCGAGCGAGACGAAGGAGCAGAGCCATTCGATGAAGGAACGGTATTCCGGCGTTGAGTGGTCGAAGTCGAGGAAGTGAATCTTCGAGATGTCCGGCGCGTACTGGATGATGCGCGAGAGCTTTGAGGCGTTGCCGGGCGCGCGGCGCGTCGAGATGTTGAGCGAGCAGCCTTTCGCGCGGAGCATTTCGTCGATTGCCTGCGCGTATTCGGTTCCGCCGTTGTTCGCCTCGAACTGTACCTGATGCGGGCGGTGGATAAGCAGCTTGCCGACCACTTCGGGCTGTGTGAATACCTTGTTCGCGTTCGAGAATACCACGTCGACGCAGTACATGGAGCCGTCGCCGTACACGTAGACGATTGGCATTGACAGGTAGTCTTCGCCGCCCCACGCGACGTCGCAAGCAGCGATAATGCGCTCCGGCGATCCGCCCGGCAGCACACCGTTGTAGCGGAGCAGTGAATCCGGTGGAAAGACGAGACCCTGACGAACATACGGCGCGCCCTGGTACTTCGCGCACCATGTGCAGTCGTCGATCGACGCTTTCATGTCGCGGTAGTATTCGGTCGAGAACCCGACGCCGTAGTCGTACTGGAAATTCGACTCTCCGTTCGCGTCGAGCGCGGGAATGACGGTGAAGCGGTATTCGGGATTGTCTCTGTACTGTTCGCGGACGCGCCCGAGAGGATCCATCACGTTCCAGCGCGTGCCGACCATCAGCTGGAGTGCGCCGTCCTTCATACGGTCTTTCATCTGGTTCAGGTAGATGTTGTACTTCGCGTCGAGACGGGATGGAGACAGCGATTCCTCGAGGTCTTTCACGAGGTCGTCGACATAGAGGATGCCGTCGCGTGAGATGTCGATAGCGCCCGTCCATGTACCTTCCGCCGACCGGCAGGTCATTGTCGGGAAGCGCTTCGGGTGGTTGAGGTTGATTTGCAGGTACTTTGCCGACCGGCTTTCGATCTGCGCGTGCGGGAACACGTCGTGCCAGAGGTATTCGCCGCCCGGATCGAGCACCGCGTTCAGCTCGCCGTAGAACCCGTTCACGAGTGTGTCGGAGTGCCCGCCCATAGCGGACGCGTCGTCCGGATGCCGCCCCATGTGCCAGGTCAGGAAAAATATACAAATCGTGGAATTGTGTGTCGGAATGAGACGATCTCCGGCAAGGTATACGCCGCCTTCAACCGAGATGCAGTTGCCCTGCACCGGTTCAATGCGCTCGAAACCGGCAAATTTTAATCTTCTCGGTTTTTTCAGTTCGCACATTTTCCACGCGTTGTTTGTGTCGAACCGCTGGACGATGTAATATAGCGTCTTGAACCTTGCTTTATCGGGATCGAAGTTCGCGAAGTCCTCCATCAGCTTCTTTGTCGTGACAATGCGCGGTTTTCTTTCGCGCCCCTTGAATACCACCCACTCGTGGTTTTCATGGCAGTCGATATGCGTGTAGCCTCTGCCGAGCGAGAACCAGACGCGAATGTTTGCGTGGCCTTTTGGGAATACGTGCGTGACCTTGACCGGATTGCCGTCTGGGCTGAATACCTCGTCCCCGACGCGAAGGTCGCCGTGCTTCATCCACCCGCGCGTCGTCAGTATCGGCGTGTCGTCGCTCAGGAGTTTTCCGACTCTCGGCGGCATACTCACCCCGAGAAATTTAATCTTGTGCTCTTCGAGGTCTTGCAGATCGTTGCACAGCCCCATCAGAACGCTTCTTCTCGGTACCCAGAATTTCCGCGCCGGTTCTCTGTTCCATTCGACGTACTGCATATAGTGGTCGAATGAGTGCGGCGCGAGCAGAAGGCAGACTTTCCGTTTCAGCTCATACCATTCCGGCGCGGCTGACGTCTTCGCGGCGGCTGACCTCGCGAGCATACGGTTCACGACGTCGAAGAATTCTTTCCCTTTCGCCACCATGTAGGCAAGCTCCTCCTCGTATGATTCCGCCGAATTGTCCCGCGCGAGCCCCCTCAGCGCGTCGAAGTAGTCTTTCGCGACCGACAGACTGTCCGTTCCGTACGCCGCGACAGCCTCGCACAGCACGACGCACTCCGGCAGCCGGTCGTTCCAGTTCTCGAATCCGGGGAGAATCTTTTTGTTCCCATTCTTTACCTTTTTTGATTTCTTCTTTCCAGTATCTTCACATGAAAAAGCGCCCATGACGCCACTCTCCTTTGGAAAAATGGCGCTCTGGGCGCTCTAAGTATAGGGGTTCGGTACTCCGCCACGGCACGATGCTGGTGCGGGATTGCTCATTGTTCCGTGACCGCTTCACGCGGTCAGGTGAACGTTTGCAGGATATGCTTGCTGTCTTTCCTTTTCGGGAACAGTCCTGTTATGGTCGGAGCCCTAACACTGAATCAGCGTTAAATCAGCGTTGAATCAGCGTTAAGTTCGCGGCAACTTGCTTACTTGCGCCGCAGTTTACACCTTGTTTGCGCATTGTTTATAACTAAGTTAAAACTAACTTGAAACTAAGTTCAAACTAAGCGCCGTTACACGTGTTATTGTGTTACGGTGTTACAGCTCGTCTCGCCGTCCAGCACGATCCGCTCGCTCTCCGCGCGAATCGCTGCGTAAAACGCCTCGTCGAGGTTTCCATATGCTTTCGACAGCTTTTCGGTCCTGCCAATTCGGGTAAGCTCGTCTACCAGTAGCTTGTGCGCGTAGGTCAGCGTGTGGATATTGCGTGTCGCCAGTTCGTTGTAGTTGTCTTTCTTTGCCGGGTTCATATTGTGCCTCCTTGTTGGAATGTTGTTGGAGCGTTGTTAGAATTATTTCAGTATCGGCTCGTGGGCTCCGGGAACGTAGTCCTTCATGCTGCCGTACTTGTAATACCCCTGGTACGTCTTCTTGTTCTCGTATATCGACTGGATCGAGCTGATAGAGAACTTCGAACCGCTGCGGTTCACCTTCCCGTCGCCGTTCAGCTTCGCGCAGATTCCCTGATATGTCGCGCCGAGATCGTCCTTCATGTGGAAGACTTCGCGCACAATCTCCGCCTCCGGCTCGTAGATTTCGAGCGCGTGATTCCTGACTTTGTACCCGTACGGAGCGCGCCCGCCGCTATAGCCGCCGCTCGACGCCTTGACAGCACGTCCGGCTCCCGTCCGCTTGCTGATATTGTCGCGCTCCATTGCCGCACAGGTGAGGGTGAACGCCTTTAACATCCCGGCGAACACGCCGAACTGCCCGAAGTCCTCGCAAATGCTGATAAGCTCAATCCCTTTGCGGAGAAGTGCCCCCTGATAATAAAAGTAGATGTTGATATCGCGCGCCACGCGGTCTGACTTCGCCACGACAACCGCCTGAATCGGCGGATTGCTCACTTCGCCGTACACGATCTCGTCGAACCCCGGGCGGTACTTCGCGCCGCTCTCCCCTTCGTCGGAATACCATTTCACGATGTTCATGTCGTTCCTGCGGCAGTAGTCAATGATCTGTTCGCGCTGCGATTCCAGCCCGAACTTGTCCTCTCCGACCTGCCCGTCGGTGCTGACGCGGATGTACGCCACCACGTTCGTGATTTTCTCTTTGCTTACCTGATTCTCCATTGCGGTTGTTTCTCCATTCCTTGACAGCGCCGCTGTGCCGGTCGCCTTTCTCTTCTGGCTGGCACCCCATGCGCCGATTCCATGTCAGCGGGGGTGTTCCGCCCTTCATTGATTCCATTATACCACATTTACGGTTAATTGTCAAGAGGGCTTGCGTATTTTTTTGGGATTTTTTTGATTTTTCTTTGGTGGGGAGGGTCAACCGCGCCGCCTCCCCGTCAAATGCACCCCCCCGGGGGGGTACCCGCCGCCGCCGGGGCTGCGACCCCGTCGAGACCGCGCGAAACGGCGGAAAACAGCCCCTGAAAAGGTGCACAAAAATATCATTTGAATTTGTACAATGTGCTGGTTTACGGAAAATCATGATTTTGCTATTGACATTTGCGGTTAATCGTGGTATAATAGTATACGTAAAGAACAGACAGCCCCGAGAGGGCAGAAAGGATCACACCATGACATACAACAACACCATCACCAAAGCCTCCGAAATCATCAGCGCCGCGCTTGTCGGCGCAGGCATCGCCGCTGACGGCTGGACAATGCAGATCATCGGCGCCGCGCCTGTCGGCGCAGACGCTGACCGCTACACCGTCGCCGTCTATCAGCCCCGCCACCGCATCCCGTCTACCGTGTGGGCGCTGACCATTGACACAGCGCATGACGGCTGGACCATCGCCGCCCGCACAATGGAGTGCATATACAACCGCGACACCATGGGCGCCGACATTGCACCGCGTCACGCCCTGGCATCCGCTATAACCGGACGCATCAGGATCACCGCACCGGCAGCGGAGACCGAGACCACCGAGACCACAGAGACCGCCCCGGCAGCAGAGCCGGAGACCGAGACCACCGAGAGAGCGGCAGAGATCAACCCCATGTGCACCGACTGCATCCGCCGCGGCAGCGACTGTGACGGCACGACGTGCGAGACTTGGACGGGTTGCATTTACCGTGAGACCGCCGCACAGCGCGACATCAGGCTTTTTGACTTTTACAAGCGCCGTCTGCTGGCACTGGCGGGCGGTGAGCCCCTGCGCTGGGTGTGCGTGCAGTACCTGTGCAGCTTTCCCGGGCTCTCCCCCTATGACATGGGCGCAGAGCTTATGGCGGAGGGCGTGGAGATCATCTACGACGACACAGCTATAACCCGCGCTGAAAATGCCGCAGAGCGACGGCGGGTGCAGCGTGCGTATGCAGCGCGAGAGGGGGCGAGGGCATGACCATGCCAGAGATCACCACGAGAGATCAGGAGGTTGTGACCATCGCGGGACACATAGAGCTGTACCGCGCGGAGATAGACCACATCATCGACCAGGGCGCGTATATCATCGCGTACCGCCGCATTTACAAGCCGTACCGCACCGCGTCCGGCGCATACCGTACCGAGACCGTGTACGCGTCCGGATCGCCGCTGACCCGCAAGGGCAGATACTACGTGTACAGCCCCGCGGAGTATGCCGACTATCGGCAGTGGCTCGAGAGGAGGGATCAGGCATGACAGCAGACAAAGCCCTTGAGATCATTGCCTGGGTCAAAGACCGCCGCGACTACCGCCGCGCGTGCGGACTGCGACGCCCGGCCGACGAGGCGGCAGACACAGCTGCCGAAGACCGCGCGCGCCGCGTCCTGGACGCCCTGCGGATCACCGCGGACGCATTTTACAGCATGGCGGGCAGATAAAGCCCATCACCACATACAACCGCCGCCCCCGCCCGGCTAAGACGGGGAGAATGGAGTATATCATGGCAAAAAAACTAACCCCCGAGCGTGCCGCAGAACTGCGTGCTGCCGGTATAACCCACATTGCAAGCGTGGTCAAAAACTACTGCGGTACCGACTATTTCGGCGTCGCGTCCCTGGATCGCATACTGGCCAACGGCGGAGTCCGCCCCCGCAATGCCCACTACGTCAACGGCGAAGGTCATATCCTGCCGTGTGAATGGGGCACTACCTCGCGCTGTATTGACTGGCGGCACGTGATCCGCTGGGCGCAGATATGATCCGCCCCCCCTTGACAACCGCCTAAAAATATGCTATAATAACACCCGCAGGAGGGGATAAAAATGTCAAAAATTAAAATCATGACCGACCACAGCGACCGCACCGGAACGGACTATTACCGCACGTTTGACTTGCTAGGCTATGACGACGCGCTACCGGAAGGCGACGCCGTAGAAATCCGTCCTGATCCGGACGACCACAGCAGCGCGCGCGCCGACTATGCAGCGCTTGTTTTCTGGCGCGTCACCGGTCCCGACGGCGGCGTGCGCTACGTAGCGCGCCCGGAAGGACGCTATCAGCTGTACGTCGAGGCGGGCTGCGTCACGGAGTTGTACGACAACCGCGACACCGCAGACGCAGAGTATCGACGCCACGTCGACGCGGGCGAGGCGTGCAGCCTGTACGACGACAAGCTACACAAGACCATCGCTGCATATGACCCCGAGGAGGATTGACCGTGCTTGTAGTGCTGTACATCCTGATCGTGCCCGTGCTAATCCTGCTGGAACTCGCCCACCGTTCATAACCCCCGACCGCCCCGCGTGGGCGGTCTTTTTATGCCCCTGTGGCCCGTCTGGACTGCCGAGGCTTTTTGTGTCCGCGCTGTGACGTCCCACAAGCCAGCAGAACGTCTTGAAAGCCTCGAGAGGGTATCTATATCACCCGCAGTGTAAACGCCCCGCGCAGAGCCTCACAGAGCCTCACAGCCCTATGCCCGCCGTCACCGCCTCGAGAGGGTGCGCAGCCGCCCGCGTGCCCGGCACGATCCGCCGCCGATCCGCACGCCCTCGAGGCTGCATATCTCTGTGAGCGCCTACAAGCCCCGTTAGCGCGTTTAATCCCTCGATAGGGTAAATATACCGCCCCACCTATTTCTGCCAGTCCTGCGCCGTCTGTGCGCGCCCTGGACGGTCATATACGCCCGCCGCCCGTGCCGTTCTGCCGTCTCGAGGTGCCCCGGCAGCGCAGAAAAGGGACCGCCCCGCTCAGGCAGCCCCTCATTTTCCGCTCAATTTCCCGCCGATTTCCGAAAAATTTCCGATCCGGTTTTGAAAATCTTTTCTGCGAGTTTCAAAAACCGGATTTTTATTTTCTCGGTTCGCAATAGTCGCTGATAATTTTTCGCGATAGTCGCTCGATAGTCGCTGACCGTCTGATAGTCGCTGGCAATAGTCGCCCGAATGTCAGAGAACGTCAAACACGTTCGTCATATTGCACAACACTTTTAGCAATATGTCACTGCCAAAGTCGCTCATCGTGTCGAAAACATAAACTTTCGGTCATTTTATCGTCTTGTCTTCATAGTCGCTTTCCCTCATCCCTTGCAAATATCTTTCCTGTAGCTGCTTCGGCGTGAGGTTCGCTTCACCCATCGGATTTCGCGTAGTTTCTGGCAATTCTGCGTTATCCCGCATCCCGTAATAGCACTTCGCACGGAAGCAGTATGCCAAAAAATTCATCTTCCCGGCGACCACAAGTTTTGCGTCAAAAGACTGTTGAAATTCTTTGGCTTTTTCGAGGATTTGCGGGGAGATGGAGGTGAACCCCCGCTCTTCCCCATGTATAATCGCATTGACTTTTTTCAGCCCATACCCCAAACTCAGGCACACTTCCTCCCATACGGGCGTGCGTCCCTCGTTGGCGCAACGGTCGTAGTAGTCGCTGATTCTCTCCGCCATTTCGTCGTCGTCCTTCACGGTTGGCTTCCGGAACTCGGTCAGCAGTTCGCGGAGAATCTGGCTCACGAATGCGCGGTCGTCGTCGTTCTCCGGCGTCCAGACCTTGCTCGGGAGGTACTTGCCTTTGTCGCTCTTCCTGCGCAGCGCCGCGTCGGGCATGTCCTTTTCGGGGAGCGTCAGCGCGTTGATGATAGTCGCTTTGTCTTTCTCGTCGACACGCTCCGCCACGCTTTCTGCATACTCAACCGCCCGCTTCCTCGCGTAGTTGTTCGGCGCATGCCGCTCGATTTTCTCCTTCTTCGGCTTCGGCGGAGACTTCGGTCTGCCCCTCTTCTTCGGCGCAGGGCTGTCCGCTCCGGTCGCAGCCGCCTTGCCTTGTGCCGTGCTCTTCGCTCCGGCCTTCTTCTCTTCGTCCATGTGATCTCCTTTCGTTATACGTCACTACGTATCGCTCTGTTTCGGGCAATCCCGATTTAAGCGATACGTGGGAATGCCCATGAATACTGGCTTATTTATATATGTATCACTTGTATCACATGTATCACATACTATACTATACATACGCGCGAGCATGTTTTGTATTTCAAAAAATTTTTACGCGCGTATATAAGCGTGCAATCGATTTTCATGTGATACTGTGATACACCTCCAAAAAGTTCAGGTTTTATGCGGGTTTCGGCGTATCACATGGGTTGATACAGGGGCGATATTGTGATACCGCCGAAACAAACTTGCATAATAGTCGTTGGCGAATAGCCCTTGAATTTGACATATTCGCCAGCAATAGTTATTTGTCGCCCAGATACAACCACACACACCGAGTGGGCGGCTTGCCGTGGAGGCGCACCATGAAGGTTGATCTGCCTTCTGCGTCGCGGCGAAGATACCCCTCTGTCGCTGCCCATTGCCGGAATGCTGTGGGGTTGAACCCCGCCTCAGGCATGATCCGGCTGAGCACCGACGCAATGATTGCTACTCCGGGGCGGTCATATCCATCGGTTTTGTACTCGCCCCACACCTCGCGCGGGATAGAGTCGCCGGAGAAGTCGAATTTGCCTTCGTTCTCCGCAATGGTGCCGTAAAGCCATTCCAGTGCCCGCTGGTTGGTGTCGACTTCTTTCGCGGTCGGCAAGTACTTCGCGACGTCGGTCGCCGACAGCTGCGTGCCGGTGTGCCAGATTAAAAGCTCTGCCAGCGCGTCCGCCGTGAGGATCAGCGACGCGGAGAGCGCGAGCTTCTCGGTAGTCGCTGATGCTTCGAACGCCGTGCGGTACTCTTCCTGCACTTTCTTCGCGGTTTCGAGCACCTGCGGCGTGAGTCCTTCGATGAACTCTTTCCCCGCAAAACCCCAGTTGTGGGACAGCGTGTCGGAAAGCCCGCGATAGTCGCTGAGAAGTCGTTCCTTGCCGCAGGAGATTTCGATGATTCGGCTGATAGCGCCCGCACCGGAATAGTCGCTCGTGATCGGCATTTCGCCTGTCGTAATGATGGTGTTCTGCCATGATTTGAGCTGCTGGAAAGACCCGTCCTTCGACCCGCGGGAGCGTCCTTGCCCCTCAGAAAGCATATAGATTATATCGTCGTAGTCGCGGCGGTTTTTGACGACTTGCAGCTCGTCCACGCAGAGGGGAGCGGAGTTGAAGAACCCCGCGGCGGTCTCAAGCCCGACGAAAGTCGAGTTGAAGTTGCGCACATACCCCTCCGATGAGTTGGGGGACGCCCAGACGGACGCGGCGAGCTTTAACAACATGGTTTTGCCGTTGCCAGACCGCCCCCAGACGTGCACGAAGAACGGCAGCGCGTGGAGCGGTCCGACGAGAACGGACGCGAGAGAGGCGGCGAGTACAATCCGCGCGATGGTACTCTCGTTCCGCGCCTTCGACGCAGCCTTGAACCAGGCGTCGCGGTCTCCGTTCGGGTGGAATGAGTCGAACACAGCCCTGAACCCGGGCGCGCCGTCGAACTCCACAGAGTCGGCGTACGGCACGAATTTCCCGGAAGCCGTCCATCCGACCCGCGCGACGGAGTGCCGTTCGGGGAGTCGGTCGTAATTCCACGCCTCGAGGTCGGTAAAGTACTTGACGAGAGCTTTCGCGTTCTCGGAGTCGACAGCGATCCCGAGCCGGGCAAGGTCGATGATCTTCGCCGCCGACGCGAGGATGATCTTCTCGACGACAACGGTCCGCCATTCCGCTGACCGCTTGAACGACACCTCGAGCCGGACCTCTCCGGAGTCGAGATTGACGAGCCGCCCGGAAATCAGGATCGGGTGCGGGCAGATAGTCGTGACCTCGCCGAGGGACGGAACGGAAACGCCTGTATCCGTACAAATGTACTTGCCGCAGTTCAGTTCGATGGGCTGTCCGGTGAACTCGGTCGTGTTGGTATAGTCGCTCTCGTTGACCTTGCCGTCGCCGAATTCTTTCACATAGTCGCGCATTTCCGCCTTGAACCCGGGGTAGCCGATTTTGCGGGCAGATTCGTCTATTTTGACGAGTGCGCGGCGATATGTAAAAGGATTCTTGTAATAGTTGCTGTAGAGCCAGTTGTGCGGGACGGCGCTCTCGAAATCCTCGAGCGTCCACGCCGGGAGTTCTTTGATTTTGGGCTCGATGATTTCAGCCACGGTTTGTTACGTCCTTTCGTGAAATGGTGGAGGGAAAGTCTGTGCGAAACGCACAGGCGTTCTTAGTTGTCGCTCCCGTTGCAGCCCCTGCCGCATGGTCGAGATTATCTCGTCGACCGGGTAGCTGCTCGCGTCCCCGCGCTGGATGATCTCGTCGATAGTCGCGGCGAGCGTGCGAACGCAGTTGTCGCGGAACGGGGTCGACGGAAGGTCCTGTACCTGGTGATAGAACGTTGCGAGTCGCCGGAAGTCGTCTTTCTCTCGTTCGACCCGCTTTTTCCGTGCCTCCGCCGCGAGCTGCCGCCGCCTGATCGCCTCCGGATCAACGCCCGGGGCGATCCCGAAATCCTCGGCGAGCTTCCGCACGGCGTCCGGGAAGGAGAGGTTAAAAATCTTTTCGACCAGCGTGATGACATCTCCGCCAGCGCCGCAGACGAAGCAGTGGAAGGAGTCGTTCCGGAACGAGAGGTTGTTGTCCTTTCCGCCGTGAATAGGGCAGGGGCAGCGGTTTCCGCGGCGCTTGGATAAGTCGCCGTACCGCTCTAATGCGGCGGGAACGGAGACGGTCGCCTTGACCGCCTCCACGTCGTAACGGGGGTAGTTGTTCATAGTTTCCCCTCGCGCCGAAGTCTCATATACGTTTTGTAGAGCCATTTCCGGAACTCCTCCTGCGCTTTGATTCCCTTCGGCGATTCGTACCACATTTCGTGGTCGTCGCAAAGGACGCTGTTCTTCATAGCGTCCAGCACCGCTTCAGGGAGGACCACGCGTTCCGGATGAGCCGCCGCAGCCCACAGGATGATCCGGTCGCTGTTTTTCCAGTAGGTTTGCTTTTTCAACCGCCGCTTATTCATTTCGTGCCTCCCAGAATTTCGACGATCCGCCGCCCGGTGCATCGCTTGTCGCAGAACAGAAAGTCGACACCGTACGCGATATGGACTTTGTAAATGCGCTCCATAAGCTCTTTCCCGCTTATCGCGTATGAAATTTTCCCTTGCATCGGGTTGTGCCAATCTTTGACGTCGCGGATCGACTTGCACCACCCGCCGTGCTCGCACAGCACGACGAGATGGATTCCGAGTTCCTTCGCGAGTCGCACTTCGCGCATGAAACGTCCGGAGTCGTTGGTGAGGTTGTTGGCAATTTCCGACAAATTGTGTTTGCGATCACAAATTAATTTTGGATTGTCAAGGTTCATATAGTCGCCGACGATGAGCTTGGAAGAATAGTGCTTGATCCCTTGCTCGTCGAAGTATCGGATAATCCCCTCGATGATGTGGGCTTTCTCCCTCGAGTCGACTTGGATTGTCATATTTCACCCACCTCAGAACGGCAGCACGTCGCCCTCGGGCAGAACCTCGAAATTGGGGATGTCCTGAGACACGCTAGGAGCGTCCGTAGCGGTCGTTCTCACCGTAGGAGTATAGTTGCCTGCCCGATAGTTTTCCGCGCCCTGAGCGCCGCCCTTCGCGCCGCAGAAGTGGCACTTGTCGACGTCACAGATTATCGTGGAGTGTTTCTGCCCCTGGTCGTCCGTCCACGAGTTGGTGATGAGTCGCCCCTCAACGATAACCTGGTCGCCTTTGTGGAAATATTTCGGCAGGAATTCGGCGGTGGTTCTCCACGCGCGGCATTTCAGGAAGCAGGTCGATTCGACCTCCTTGTATTTTTCGCTCCACGCGACGTCAAAGTTACAGTAGCTGACGCCGCTTGGAGTCTGCTTCATGATCGGGTCAGCGGTGAATCTGCCCTGAAAAGTGACTTTGTTCAGCATTATTTTTTCTCCTTTCCGGCGGCGATTGCGGCGTCGAGAGCAGCGGTCATAGTCGCTGACGCGCCGGACTGCTTCTGCCTTGACGCTTCGATGTCCTCTGGCTCGCCTTCGACTATCGCGCCGAGGAGCTCCGACGGGCAGTACATCCTCGCGAAGAACGCCGCCGCACGGTAGAACAGCATCTGCTCCGGCATATTCTTCCACTTCGTATTACTCATCCAGCCTTCAGCCGCCGCCATTTTCATGGAGATCTCGGTGCCGTCGAAGACTTCGCCGTCCGAAATCCGGATCGCGCGGATGAAGCAGGCGCGGGTGTCAGTGCCTTTCGTGCCGGTATAGACCGGGCGAGCATCGCGGAAGCGCCCGCACGAGTTTATGATAGCCATGCACGCCTGACCGCTCCAGCGGGGCTTGCCTTTCACGACGTCGACGTTCTGAAGGACGGCGAGCGGGGAGAGTCCGGCGCGTGCCGCCATTTCAATAGCGACGAAGCAGTCCTGGGGCTTGTTCTGGTATTTCTCCGGGATCATCTGTGACTTCGACAGCATGATCGCGACGCGCTGAGTCTGTTCAAAGGCGTCCTTGTCCACCCAGATGTTGGTGACGTTCATCGGTGCGGTATTGATCGGCGCGACAGCCTGTTCGTTAGTCGCGGGAATGATTTCTTGTGCGTTATCCATTTTCTGTACTCCTTTTAATCAATTCGTTTTTAACAGTTCGTTGAATACTTCGTCGAGCGCTTTGTTTATGCGCCGATGATAAGCCTTTGCTTCGCCGATAGTCTTGCACCACTCAATGTCGCGTCCGAGGAGGTAGTCCTCTACGGCAGCTTTGTCGATGAGACCCAGCGAATCAGCATCAGGCGGCGAATAGCTCGTGAATTTGCTGACCGGCTTAGGCTCTCGCTTCACGCCGATCATTGCCCTGCGCCAGCTCTCGACACCGTTCAGCCCGCAGAGCTTCGATTCGGGCAGCGGTATTCCATTCAGCATGGTTACCTCCTATTCAATCTCTTTCGCCGCCCACTTCGGCAGCCCGAGCGTGTTCACCATCCCGAAAGCCCCTTCATATCCGTACCAGTTCCCGGAGTCGAGACAGGATTTGTAAATCCCGATAGCTTCCCGGAATCTGTCCTGCCCGCTTTTAATCATGAGGTCGTCGGCTTGCAGGATGTTGATGAGGTAGGGCGGTTCCTTCTCGACACAGACGAACAGAAAGTCGCACCCGACATTGCGTTCTCTGCTCACAGCCTCCATGAACATGGCGGCTTGCATATCGTATCCGAGAGCGTAGGCTTGCTTCACCATCGTCTCGGTGTCTGCCCGCGCACAGGTTTTGAGATCGACAATCAGCGCTTTGCCGTCGACCATCTTCACGCAGTCGGGGCGCGCCTGACAGTCGAGCCCGGTCATGTCGTCCTGCCAGTAGTAGGATGTTTCGACCTCGCCCCGGAGAAGGAAGTCGGCGCGCGGGTTTGCCCGGATGGCGGTGGTCATTTCAGAGATGAGCACCATATCGTCGGTTGAAATCACTGTCTTGTTTTGTACACTTTCTACAAACGCCTGATATTCTTCCTTCCCGGCTTTCGTTCGCCTATCACACTGCGGCGCGACGGCGTACTCATCGAAGAATCCGTCCGGCTCGAGGACGTATTTGTGGAGCGCGGAGCCGAATTGCATCGCGGCGGTCGGCGGTTCGGGATGGTCTTCGAGCCACTTGAACTTCGCCGGGGTGTCGCTCAGGAGCCGCCAGAGCTTCGTCTTGCTGACACTCGGTTTTGCGTGGTATTCGGTGATGGAGTCTTTAATGATCATGGAGTTTTCCCTCCAACTTTTCAAGCCCCTCGAGCAAGAGCTTGAAGTTCTCTTCCGACGCGAGGAAATCCATCGACTTGATGAGTCGCCCGTTTTCGATGTACCGGCATTTCGCGACGGGCATTCCGAGCGCGTCCAGGTCGCTTTTGTAGTTGTAGCAGAACGACGCGCGAAGTTCGTGCTCAGGGCTGACGCGCCAGATATCGAAATCGGTTTCGAGATCCGGGTGCTCCGCTATAAAGTCGAGGACTTTGACGATAAGGGCTGCGAGTTTAGCATTCATCGCCGTTGTCTCCCTCGCCGAGCAGTTGCCCGTCTTCAATCGCCATGATAAGCGCGTGCCTATATAGCGCCTTGTACGGCTCGTCTAACGCCTCGTAGACATTCTCGATGATGGTCGCGACTTCGTTCGTTATCTCCGGGAGTTTGCCCCTCACGTCGATCTCGCAGATATCTTTCTTGTGGTCAAGTTTTGCTTTTATCACTGTGTTCCCTTTCTCCCGTATCGGGGTTTACTCATCGAGCTGCTCGGAGCGGTACGTCGTATGATGGCAGGTCGGGCAGATCGCCGCGTAATCGGTGGTTTGATGCTGATCGAATGCCTCATAATCTCCGCGATCGGCGTCGAAGACGCACCCGCAGAGGAGACAGGTGAACCGCCGTGTGTCTCTCGGGTTCTTGATCTTGCCCGGCTTAATGATTTTAATTGCCATTGCTTACCTCCTTATTTTCATTTCGTAGCGGTAGCACCTCGCGCCGCACGTCGGGCATCTCATTGCGACAGCGAAGACGGTAGCAGTGTCGTATATAATTCGATAGTCCTCCCCTTTCGCCCTCAAAGGTGCACCCGCAACTGGTGCACTCGAACCGTTTCGTCGGTTCGGGCTCTTTGCCCGGCTTGATAATCTTAATTGCCATCGTCGTCCTCCTCATCAAAATATCCGTCGTCAAATTTGTCAGCCACAAATGCTGCCACTAAGCACGCCGCAGCTATCGTGAGTGCCACGCCCGTGGACATCAGTCCAATGGCAAGCGGTAAAACGTCGAACGGCTTCAGCGTTTCTCTCATTCCCGCGAATACACATCCCGCGACAAGAATCGCGACGGAGATATACAGCAGGATGAAGGGGGTTGATCTGAGAATTCTCATTCCTCTACCTCCTCCAGCCAGTACTTCCTCCGGCATTCTCCGCAGATCGGATCAATGTTGTCCCGCGTTTTGCGTGGGCACTCAAATTCCGAATCCATGCTATCCGGGCAGAACGCTATTATACCGTCGGCGGTCATGCTCACCCTCGGAAACACCTTCAGAAACTTGCTCTGCCTTGTCTTCTTCGGATGTTCCTTTGCCCACCGTTCGACGATTTCGACGGCTTTTTCGGGGTAATCATTAGTGTAATCAGCGCAAGTTAATCCTTCCTTGTATAGTTCACACGTTTCTTTGTAGCCTCCGCCGTCACATAAGTTGAATGTATTGCACATTCTGCTTTTTTCCTTTAAAAATTCAACCGCGTCCATTTTCGTCCTCCTGTGCACATGCGTCAATGTCCCAATCGCAAGGGCTATAAGGCCACGGGCGAACATTTTCGATGTTTGCGCCTGTAATCCGGCACTGTCTCTCCCCGCGAAGCCGCCATGCGGCGAGCGGACATCTCGAACACAGACGGACGTTTTTCTTGCACTCGCTTTTTATCACTTCGAGCGCGTGTTTCAGTTCAGGTGTCATTCTTTCCCTCGTCATTTTTTCCCTCCTATCAATAGCACGATGATCACTAAAATCACCCAGAATATCGCTGATATCCACAGCGGAGACAGTACCCACCACCATGACCACGCGATAATGCCGCATAGCTTTAGGATAATAAAGACTATCGTCAACAGACCGGTGAAACCGATTCCGCCCGATGCTTGTTTGTTGTTCATTGCTCGTCCTCCCTGTTCCACACGTCGACAATCTCCTGCTGCGTGATTACGGTCCTGATTCTGAGCTTAACGACACCGATTATGGATTTCGCCTTCTCAAACATCTTCCGCGCTTCCGCGTAGCTTTCGTCCGCACAGAAGAATCGATACTCTCGGTCGTCCTTGCGCTTATACTCGACGACGTTATTGATGTGTCCCATTATTTTCGTCCTCCTCGTCCATCTTCGCGCCGCAAGCCGCGCAATACGGCGAGCTATAATCCGAATGGTTTCCACACACTGAACAGAAAACTCCAAGATTCTTTCCCACAGCGTTGCCGGGAAACTTTTCGTCCCATGTGAGCCAGTGCCCGCGGACGACCGGCTCGACGTCGGCAGACGGAATTTTCATGATGCTTTGGGTCGTAACAACGTAGGAACAGCCGCGCGTGTTTAACGGATCGTAAAGTATCGCTTTGTGTTTTAGCACTTCTTCGCGGTCGATATAGTCAGCCATCGTCATGTCTCCTCTCGTATAAAATCATGATCTCGGTGAAATCGTAGCTGTTCACTGTCCTTGTCACCGAAATGATTTCTTCTTTCTTGATTTCCATCGCGCTGATAGCCTCTTCGACTATCCTTGCGGCTTTTGACAGCTTTGTGCTGTCCGAGTAGCCGGTCATCAATACTTTAATCATTGTTTTTCTCCTTTGTTTCTATCTGTCTCCCCGAGTCTGTTGAAATCATCAAGCAATGTCCTAAGCCCATCTGGATCACTGTGGAAACACTCTTCGCAGATAAGATTACATCCGGCAGTGGATTTCCATGGGCAGTTCATAAACGCCATTGCGCGTTCTTCGAGCGTGTTGTTCATTCTTCCTCCTCCGGTTTGTACAGTGCGTCAGCCAAGGTCTTGGTCGCACTATTCGCATTTTCCCATGTGTCACTTGCGGAGCGACCAAATTCGGCAGCGGCTTGCCACACTGTGACACGCTCCGCCTCTTCCGCTTTCTTTTCCTCCGGTAGCTCTCTCAGATACGGACACTTGCCGCCATAATAGACCATACACCCCGGCAAACTCCAGTCGCCACTGCCGACGGCGTAGCAGACATACCCCCATGCGTCTCGATGCGCCCATAGGCATTCTTCCGCCGTTTTTGGCATTTTATCGACTAAGATTTTCATTTATCCTCCTCCGGCATCTCCAGCAGATATGCCCAGTGGGTGACGCGCATCCTTTGGGCGGGACAATACCAGGGGTCTTTTTCGTCGGGGCAATATTCGCCTTGCGACACAAAGCCAATGTCGGGATCATCAGTAGCGACGATGGCGCGAAGAATGTCCACCCAATAGGTTGCGCACTCAGGGCGTTCCTCCCCGACTTTCCTCCACCTGATCCGCTCCAGCGCCTCGATAGCGGCGTCGAGCGCTTCAACATCGTGCTTGTAGATCTCATCGCCGTTAATCTTTGCGAATTCTGCTTGCGATTCTCGCAAATCCCTGAGATGCGCGATGATTTCAGTCTGTTTCATTCCCTCCTCCATTCTTCCGCAATCTGCGACTGCGTGACCTTCACCCGGATTCTGATTTCGGCGGCATCCGGAATGCTTGTCTTCGCGTCCTCGAAGCGTCTGAGCGCTATGTCGTAGTCGAAGGTGGCGCAGATGAAACGCCATTTGTGATCGTCTTGGCGTTTGTACTCGACGATGTTTTCGTTTTTAATCATGACTGTCCTCCTTCTGCAATATAGTTGAGGACTTCATTTAGCCCTAACCCCCCCTCGCCTATCGGGCGCATGCAATAATCATACAGCTTTGGGTGGGTTGTACGCATCCGTTCAAAGCGATTCGGGTGCTTCTCTCGCTGAACGCCGAACATACAGAACATGCAGCCGGTTCTGTCCGCGCCTGTCGTTCTGAACTCGCCATCATCCTCGACAATCTCGCCATATATCGGACAGTACGGAACGTCGTTGACCTTCAGATATTCAAGCACGTCATTCTCAGTCCAAAACGACATCGGCTGAGATATCGGACGAGCCGCGTCGAAAGCGTTGCAGCCGTGCTCAAGCCATGCGGCGTATCTCATCTGACTCTCGTCCGCCATTGTCGCCAATATCGGATGATTTCCACTGATTCGCTCGTACTTATGCGCCGGGCTCTTCTTCATTATCTGACAGCATTTCGCGGACACCTTAAACGGCGCGTCTTTAAGGTATGCCCATTTTTCAAAACGCTGACGGAATTTATTGGCGGCATCATTTTTGCCTTCACCGCACAGCTTTTTGAGCGCCCACTCGCTTCCCCTCTGGGCGTACATCACAGTGTCCGCGACTTCCTTGCTTATGACCGGATAACCGTATTTCTCGAGCACCTGCTTAAATCCTATCTCAGGTCGCACAATCGTAACACCCGGCACAGATTTCACGAATTCCCTGATTTCCGGATACTCAAGCCCGGTGTCCACGAACACCGCCGGAATATCTGGGAACACCGACCTCGCTATATGTAACAGCACCGTGCTGTCCTTGCCGCCCGAAAACGAGACATACACCTTACTCTCAAACGCCAGATACCACTGCTGTATCCTCATCTTCGTCATTCTGACCTTATCTTCAAGCGGCAGCTCCTGAAGCTGAATCAGTTCCTCGTGCGTATGCTTCACGTCCTACCTCCCGACGATCTCCGCCGCGCAAGCCAGATATCCGCAGGCGTCGATATAGCTGTCTCCCTTAAATGTCCCGGTCATGATCCTCGCGACTTTCAGCAGCGCCATGAGCATCGCGACGTCATCGGGGTTGAGCACGAAGCCGGACATTGCGTCGACGCAGCGTTGATTCAGGTATACTTCCCAGAATCTCGCGATAACCGCGAAGTTGTCCTCCGGGCTTCCGTACTGCCTCTCGCGTTCCCCGGTCACGATTTTCTTCGCGGCGTCGAGGATTTCGGCGCGGGTAGTTGGTGTATCGGTTGGTGTATCGGTTGGTGTATCGGTCGCAATTGGAGTATCAGTTGGTGTGCCGACCTTTTTGTTGACGTCAACAATATGCTCGTCAAGTCCGAAATCCCTGTTCCATTCCGCCGGAACCCCGCGAAGTTTGCAGAGCAGGTCGCTGCGGCAGAACAGGCAGCCCTTGCAGCTGTCGAGACGTTCCTCACAGTTCCTGCTGAGCATTCTCGCGGCTTCCCGCAGCTTCTCGTTTTCGCTTTTCATAATCGTTCTCCTTATTTCGATTTTATCACTATATGCGTTCTCCCGCGCCCGAGGAGCTCGTCCTGCATCATCTGTGCGACTTTGTCCTCCTCGGCGGTTTCGGGTCTGTAGTTCTTTCCGGCTCTTTCGGCGTAGTCGGATGTGATGTCCTCGATGCCTTGGAGTATGTACATCAGGCGTTGTCGCCGAATCCGGCAATATCGTTCAGCGCGAGGCACACGGCGAGCAGAATTCTGTTCGCGTAGATTTTCTGCCGTTCCGCGAACTCGGCGTCGACCATAGCCCGGACGGCTTGCTGCGTCCCCGCCGGGAGGTTCTGCCGCGCGGTGGCGGGGGACATTCGTGCTTTCATAGTTCAGCCCTCCTGTAGGTGTTCCGCCTCGACGGAAAGAGCTTGCGGTTTTCGGCGCGGAGCTGATAGAAGTCACTCCGCGACCTGTGCAGGGCGTTGCAGATTTCCGATTCGGTGATATCGCGGTCCGACCACATATCGGCGGCGCGGGCGATTTCCTCCGGCGACCAGATTCTCCCGCGCTCGTGGCGGCGGGGGAAGAGTTTGCGGTTCCGCTGCATGGCGCCGCGAACGGCTTGCTCCGACCGGCAGACGGCTTCGGCGATTTCGCAGATGTCCGCGCCCCGGTTCCAGCATTCTGCCATGTACTGAATGTCCTCGTCCGACCATCTGCCGCGGTTGACGCCTTTTTCGATGTGGCTTTCCGCGACGCGGTCGGTGTTGTCGTGTCCGCGCTCCGGCGGGACGACGGTGACGAGACCTTTCAGGATTTTCCGGATGACCATGACCGGCAGCCTCGTCCGGGCGGCGATTTCGTGGAGTTTCTTTTCCGGCTCGGGGGTGTTTTCGAGTTCGGCGAGGATTTCATCTTTGGCGATCATGCTTTCGCCCTCCTTTTGTTCTTCCTCAAAAAGAGGTCGCGACGCCGCGTGATTATGTGCGCCAGGGTCTGGGGGTTCATATTGTACTTATGGGCGATCTGAGGGACCGTCCATCCTGCCCCCCAGAGCTTCGCCATGTCGGCGTACATCTTCTGCCGGGCTTCGCTCACAACGGAGCCTCGACGCTGCCATATGACGCTCCTGAGCGACGCGGCGCTGATTGCGTACTCTTCGGCGATATCCGCCGTTCTCTCGCCCGCCCGGATGCGGCTGAGAACGTCGTCGATCACAGCGTCAGTCCAGAATCGCGGCATCATAGAATTTCGCCCTCCCATGCTCAATTTCAACCTCAACGGTGTGCGCTGTCAGAAGCGCTCTCACCATTGCGCGGAGTTCGGCGTTCTCGCGCCTCAGCTCGTTGTTGTGCTCCTGCTCGATGCGGTGGAGCTTGTCCGACGCGATTTTATTTGCTGCTTCGATCATTGCGAATGAGCCTCCTTATTACGAGTTCCGTGATTCCGGCGTTGTTGAGCCCCGAGACGTCGATGCCGAGATATCCGCCGTCGAATATGATGTAAACATGCTCTTTTGTCCCCACCTTGCCGTAGGACACGGCGAGGATATCGTCGTCCAGCGCGCGGAGCAGCGGGGAGAGGCGAGAGTGGACGAAATCGGTTTTCTTCATGGTCTCTCCCCCCAAGAGCGGACGCTTGCCATTCTCGCGCCGGTCGGTGTCACGGTCAGCCCGATTGAGTAAAAGCGGACCGGCACAAGTATCGGCTCGTCCTCGAAGAGTGGGGTGAAGATATCGTTTTTCTTCATCCAGCTCCAGCACCGGTGAAAGGCTTTACCTCTCGCGACTATCGAGCCGCGATAAATGTCGTGCTGCCCGTTCGATTCGTAGGTAACGTCGTATACCAGCGCATAAACGCGGTCGGTGTATTTCTTCTTCTGCCTTTTGTTCATGGTTTTCTCCCCTTACCCGATTCAGTCCTCGTCGTCCTCGTCCATCATCTCATCGGCGATCTTGCACGATATATTCCAGAGCGTTTCCTGGTCATGCTCGATGACGAGGCGGACGGTTTCCCGAAGGTTTTCGACGGTGAGCTTTCCATCGTCCACCATGATGCGGAGATCCGTTTCTGGATACATGAGCTGGATGTGGTCGTTATCGACTATCATTCTGAGATTGTCGAGCTTGTGCCCGTTTATCGGTTCCTGGTTCCCGGCGCGGTGAGCCAGCCAGCCGAGCATTGCGTCGGCGTCGTCTCCGAACTGGTTCATGGTGCGCTCAATTTGCATCTTCGAGACGATTTTTCTTATTGCGTCGGCAGTGTCTTCCTGCGCGGTCTTGGTCTTGTTGTTCTTCTTCTCTTCGTACATTTTGGTTTTCTCCTTTAATCAATTATTCTCCCCGAGCAATGTCGGGACGGTGACGTTCAGCGTGTTCGCGATACGCTGAATTTCACCTATGGTAAATGTTTCCGGTCTTTTCCGCCGGTCGCGGAGGGTTGAGTACTTGAACCCCAACGCGGCGGCGGCAGTTGAGCAGTCAACACCGTCTCGCGTCCGTTTCATCATGTAGATGTCAACGGAGTCTCTGAGCGCGTCGAGTTGCTTCTCAGCTACCGTTTTGGACAGCCTTGGCATTCGCGGCGCTCCTTTCGTCCATGTCCATGCTCTTTCCGTAGCGGTAGCAGATGGCGGTTGCCGCCGCGCGGACTTCCTGCGCGTAGTCGGAGTTCCGCTCGCCGGAGAGAATCCGGCTGAGGAAACTGTCTGAGATTTCGTAGCCGACCATACGGAGCTGCGCAATCAGCCATCGTCCGGTCAGCTTATGCGTTTCCAGAAATTTCGATATATCCATTGTTTATCATCACCGCCCTTTCTACTTCACGCCCGTGTCTTACCGTGCGGGTGTTCTTTCCTTCGCTGTCCCTCACGAGGTATCCGTTCCTTGCGAGGGCGTCCAGCGCGTCTTTCGGTTTTACGCCGATTTCCTTGAATCTGGCGTATGCCGCTTTCCGGCTTATCGCGATCCGGTGGTCGTATTTGTCTTCCCAGATCGGCGTTTTGGCGAGTTCGTTGACCGCCTCGTACAGGGCTTTCAGGTCTGCCGCGATCTTCTCGTCCTTGGATTTTCGTTTTTGTTTTTCCTTGATGAGAGCCTTCTCACACTCTGCGATCCGCTCGTCGAACCGGCGCATGGTCTCGGTGACGTCGGCACGGAACGCTTTGATTTCGCCGAGAAGTTCCCGCAGCTCCTCATTCGTGGCCATGGTGTTCTCCTCCATTTTAATCGTCGTCCTTCTCCGGCTCGTCTTCCTTCGGCGGCTGGCTGAGCAGCCACTCGACGGCGTCGACCAGGGCGCCGATGTCCGACTTGTCTTCGTCGGTGAATATCATGTACTGCTGACGTGCGCCCCTTATGGTAATCCTCAGCTCACCGCCGTCCATCCAGACGTTGGCGGAGAGGCCCGCTGTTTTCGCAGCGTGGAGCGCTTGTACGATCAGGTTATCGACCAGCTCGTCCTGAGCGGTCTGAATTCTCCCGAGCTTGTCTTTGTTTTTCTGCGCTTGTTCTGTCATGGTTTTCTCCTCCTTAATTTGGCACAAAATCTTGACAAATCAATGACAACGTGATATAATAGTAGTACCACATAGCAACCGTCGGGTGAGGGCTCGACACCCTATACTGAGAGCGCCACAGAGCGCCGAACCGTAATGGGGAGGTGGTCTTGTGAGTAAATTCGAGAAACTGTACCTAACCGTCTGCATTCTCCAGCTCATCGTTGACCTCTTAATGCTTGGTCTGACGCTTTAATCAACTGACCGTTTAAGCGACTGAGTTCACCGACATTTCGATTATCGCACATCCCAGAAAATAACCGTATTCAGGAATCCGCCTGAATCCGGAGTGCCCTCGCCCGACGTCGTTTTGCCTGTCACGAATTTGTGACTGATAATATTATACTCCAACTTTCGTTCTATGTCAAGGGGTTAATAGAACTTTCGTTGGATTCTGCGATGTGCACAAAGAGGGAGGGAGTACTTTGTTCAATATGGACATTTTCAAAGTTAGAATCAAAGAGCGTTGCAAGATCACCGGTGTGTCTCAAAAGCATCTATGCGATGCAGTTGGCAAAAGCAAACAATATCTGAACAACGTATGGGATGGTAAATGTAGCGCGACATCCGATGAGATTGCGTCGTTTGCATCAATCCTCTCTACTACTCCCGCCTACCTCACCGGCGAGACTGACGATCCCGCCCCCACGGGCAGCCCGGACGAGCTGTCCTCCGAAGAAAAAGAACTGCTCGAGCTTTACCGGAGCGTGACCCCGGAGAAGCAGGAGCTGTTCAAGAAAATCATTGAGCAGATGAAAGGGTGATTGGGTTTGAGCAAGAAATGCAACAGGTGCGGCAGAGACATTCCAGACGACGCGATACGATGCCCATACTGCACCGACAGCGGAATCGGGGTAGATATGACCGGCGTGTCGCTGAAGGAAGGCGACGAGACAGATAAGGCGTACCGTGAAGCGCACAGTGACAGCCGACCGGTGAAACAGTACGCGCCCGACTCCGTGCCGTGGCTGAGAAGAACGTCGGCGGTATTCAGTGTCGTGGCGGTGATTATATATGTTGCGGCGGTCATGGAGATAATCGGCGTATGCCTCAGCGGTATGTCGGGCGATGTCATCCCGTTTTGGGTAGGCGTTTTTATCGGCTTGCTTGTGGTAGGCACTATTTATTCAGCAATCGGTGCGCACCTGAGCGGTATGGCGGATATAGTCGACGGTCTCGATGCGCTGAACAAAAAGAAATAAAAAAAGCCGCCCGAAGGCGGCTAGTGAAATTATTCCTGCGATGCTTTGAGCCGCCGCAGGAGGGCGATTGCTTTGCGCTTGTTTTCAGGCGTAAGGGTGCGGAAGTCTTCGATGACACGGCGTTCATCTTGATCGAGGCGCTTGTTTCGGTCGGGCGGTTCAGGCTGATTCGATGTGTGCGGCATTTGTTGTCCTCGCTTTCGCGTTTATTTCATGATTCCATTATACACCTTTTTGCACAGAAAAGCAAGGGCAATCGTAGGTCATTTTTCGACATTTTGTGGGTGATGGAGGACAATTCATGGTTAGCATAATAATAAATCCGGACATTTTGCGCCGGTTGATGGATCAGCAGCACTACACGAACGCTCGTCTGGCGGAGGAAACAAAGCTGTCAGAAGGCACGGTGAAGAGGCTGCTGAAAGGCTGCCCGACGACATACGTGACGGCATCGCTGCTGTCGGCGACACTCGGCGTGACGGTCGATGAGTTGATCAGTGACGAGACCGCGGTGAGCGACCAGGAGGAGACCGTCGAGATGACGGCGGAAGAAGCCTTGAAGATGTTGGAAAAATTGTATCTCGACCGCATTTCGGATTTGAAAGCGGTGATCGCCCGCATGAGCCGGGAGTTCCGAGTCGCGGCGACGATTGCTGTTGTACTGATGGCGTTCATATGTTTTCTTTTTGCGTTTGACGTCATAAACCCGAGCGTGGGATGGATAAAGAGGTGATGAGATGATTATGGACAAGCTCCCGAGCGGCAGCTGGCGTGCAAGGGTGCTGATAGGAGAGAATAAGTACAAAACGTTTTCGGGCAAGGATAAGAAGGACGTGCAGCTCCGCGCTGCACAGTTCGAGGCGGAGAGGAAGATGAACAAGCCTGACGATCCGTATGCGGGCATGACGGTTGGAGAGGCGATGGAGCGGTACGTCGAGGCGAAGAAGAATACCCTGTCGCCGTCGTCGTACCGCGAATTTACACGCATCAGGTTAAGCAATCTTTCTGCGTTGCGAAATGTAAAGCTCGCCGACCTGACGCAGGAGCAGGTGCAGCTTGCCATAAGCGCGGAATCCGCCGACCACTCGCCGAAGACTGTCCGCTGTATGCACGGGCTGTTGTCCTCGACGTTGAAAATGTTCCGACCGGATATGACGCTGCATACGAAACTCCCACAGACGCAGAAGAGTGAGATCGTGATTCCGGAGGAGGTTGATGTCATGTCTCTGCTGGCGACTGTGCGGGGAAGTGATATCGACGCTGCTGTTCACCTCGGCGCGCTGTGCGGGATGCGGATGTCGGAAATCCTCGGGCTGAGATGGTCTAAGGTGGACTTCGACGCGAAGACGATCCACATCTGCGCGGCGAAGATCAGAGGGATGTACAACAAAGCTACCATGAAGCCTCCGAAGACCAGGGCGGGAGACCGGACAATCAGGATGCTGCCCGCCGTCGAGGCGGCGCTCAGACGCGCGTATCAGCCGGAAGCGGAGTTCGTCACAACGTTGTCGGAACGCACCGTGCGGAAACATTATCAGCAGGCACTTGAAACGTGCTGTGGGAAGCACTATACATTCCATGCGCTTCGTCATTACGCGACGTCAGTAATGATTCTGCTGAATATCCCGGTGAAATATATTGCCGACTATCTCGGGCACGAAACGGAAGACATGGTAAACCGTGTTTACGGTCATATTATGCGGGATAAGAAGGATGAAATATTCGCCCGGCTTGAAGAATACTATGATAACGTTTTGAAAAATCCGTCATGAAATCCGTCACGCAAAAGTAAAATTGCCTTTATTTCAGGTATTTTTGGGCTTAGTTTACAAGTTCAAGTCTTGTCACTCAGACCAAATGAATAAACCGCTTATCAAGCCGATAGGCGGTTTTTTCTTGTATTCATGCGGGTTTTCGTACATTCTTATCCCGCCGCCCACAGCGGGATTTTGCCACCGAAAACGCCATTTTCGAACCCAATCTGTCACGAATCCGTCACGCCGTCATGAGAAAAGCCGAGGGTTTCCCCTCGGCTTTTTTGTTACTCATGTGCCGCTCTGATACACCGCAATCGCGTCGTTGATGATCTCCGAGAATGTCATCCCGGTCTCGCGCTTGAGCGCCTCGAGCCGTTCCCGAGTCTTTATCGGCAGGATGACGGACATCGCTTTCTCTGTCTCCTCCGGATCGCCGAAAGCTGCGATATACTCGTCGCCGTCGAGATATTCCTCCGCCCATTTCATGGCGGTTTCGCGGGACAGCAGCTGTATCTTCTCACCGCCAGACCACTCATTCTGCCCGATGGTCACGGCGTAGCGGCTCGCGGGTCCGCCTTCGCCGTAGAGGAAATATCTGCCGGACTTCGTCCGGTAGAGCTCTTCACTCCAGTGGGCGAAGTCGTGATCGCCCAGGTAAGACGCTGATCCGAGGTACTTTGCTGTGACGGTGTCGCAGAGGACACCCTGGATAACTTTTTTCATGATTCTATCTCCTTTTGTTTTTTATAATATATCGCTTCTGCATCATGCCGCGCTTTCGCAGCTTCCTCGAGCGTGTCAAAGTGCCCGAGCACGTGTGTCACCTTATTAACGGTGATTTTGGCAATAAACTTGCCCCATTTGCTGTTAAAGTGTACCCCGCGGACGCCGGTTTTGTTCCGCGAGCTAAGTTTTTCTGTGAGCAGCTCGCGATTGATGACGCGATACTCCTCGCTGCCGCTGGCAGCTGTACCGGCACACTCCGGCGAGCAGTAGTACGGGTTATCCGGCGATGCAGTGAAGGTCTTACCGCACACGGGGCACACCGTCGCGTCGGATTTTAGTCGGTCACGGCTTTCGGCGTGCCTTTCTTTGCCGCCGCTTTCATACCACTCGCGCTTCCGCTTCCGACTCCATTCTGCGTTCGCAATTTCGGCACAGTCTTTGCAATATCGCTGTCGGCCGGAATTGACGATATACTCTTTTCCACATATTTCGCAGTGATCTATGCTGCCGAGCTTGCGCTTAGTGCCTTCCTGCCTGCGCTTTCGGTCTCGTTCACGTCTTCTCTCCGCTGTGCAGTCTGGGCAGTAGCGTGACCGGATGCTACCGTCGAATTCCTTGCCACACTGCCAGCACTTCACGCGGCGAAACGCGTTTTCACTCATTTTTTTCGCGTAGCACTCCGAGCACAGATAGCGCTCGGAAGTCTGCGGGACGAATTCCATCCCGCAGATTTTGCACTTTCTGATCATATGGTTGGTTTTCCCTCCTGCTGTCCCCGTCGAGCCGGTAGGACAGCTTTATATTTATGCTAAAATTTCCTTGATTTCGTCGCCTGTGAGGTAGTCGTAGTGTATGGCGGTCTTCCTCACTCCGACCGCGATGAAGCGAACCCTGTCAGAGTAGATCGAGAAGTTCGTTTCTTTGGCGGCGTCCAAAGCTATCCGGGCTGCCTCCTCAGCCGACGTGAACGAGAGCGTAAGAAAGACTTCCATTCCGTTGTAAAATACGATGCGTGCTTCATCGTCCGGGAAAACTCCCCGGGGTGTGACCTTGTTCTGCAAGCTGTGATCCGTGATAAACTGATTAATGGTTTTCATGATTTTTTCCTTCTCGCCGTATAGCCGGTGCGTCAGCTTTTTTGGGATGCCGCCGATACGCTCGACGGCTCAGGAGCGATGAGCTTTAGCCGATGATTAAGTCCTCGGTCGCGCGGTTGAGGTATTCGGTGATGAAGCCCTCGTAGTCGTCATCCGCGCCCTGCCACTCGTTCGCGACTTCTTCGCGGATTTCGCCGTCCATCATCGAGACGATCTCGTCCATGCCGACGGCTTCGAGCGCTTCCTTGATGGTGCAGTAGGTGTTGCCATTATTGATGCTGATGTTTTTCATGATATTTCTCCTTTAATCTTCTCGGGGCTTTGTGCCCTCCTCTTTAGTACATATATATTATACCACACTTTCTCTGTTTTGTCAAGGGGTTTTCGAAAAAAATATATTTTTTTCTCGAAAAAGTTTTGAGTAAAGAAAAAGGAGCGTTTCCGCTCCTCCGGCTCACGCCTTAAATTTCATGACCTTATCGAGCAGTTCCCGGTAAGCCTGACGATGCCACTCGATGAGCTCGTCAGTCACTCCGTCGACAGCTCCGTGCATGGTCATCGCCCTGTCGTACCATTCCTTCACTTTCCCGAGCCGGTACTTTGCGTCCTCGATAAACAGCGCCGCGAGCTCTGGTTTTCCTGCTTCTTTCGCGTCCTCGGCGTAGTCGTACGCCATTCCCGCGTCCTTGATGCCGTCGGTCGTCATCCAGATGACGCCCTTCATGATCTCGTCTTTCATTTTCATCCTCCGATTATATAGTTGTAAAGCCTGTCGATATCGCTCGAGTTCAGCGTCAGCGCGCCCATCAGCGGGATGTCAAAGGTAATCGCCCCGCGCTGAGCCTGTTTCGAGAACTCGCGGTAAATCGCGTCAATGTCGATTTGATCCTGCTCGTCTATGACTCCCATCGCCGAGACGACGGGATTAGTTTTCAGCTGATTAAAAATTTCGGTCGACCGCGAGAGCATCCGCGACGCGCCCGCGCCGAGAACCCACTTCCGCCAGTCGGGGATTTTCGACAGTATTTCGGTTTCAAGATACTTCTCGACACCCGCCTGCACTTGTGCCAATGTCACCATACGCACACCTCACTTTTCAAAGACGGGGGCGGCGATTGCCGCCCCTTGAAGCTTATCGGTTGCAATCGCAGCCGCACCCGCACCCGCACTGCGGGATCGGGTTGTACGTGCTCTGCGCGGTGGTCGCCGTGCCAGTCGTGACGTCCGCGACCATCTTGGGATAAAATGTCGCGTTCGCGTAGGTGACGATCGAGTTGTCGCCGCAGCAGCGCTTCTCAGCTTCGTTGCGAATTGCCGAGTAGAGCTCGTTTTTGACGCAGTTGATGTCGGTGTGGACGGCTTCAAAGCTGTCCACCATGCGCTGATTTGTGACCGCCTGAGCAGCGTCGGACGCCTCAAGCGCACGGGTCCTGCCGTCGAAGTACTTGTACATCTCGAGCATTTTCTGGTCGGTGTACGTGTTCGCGTCCCTCAGCTTGACTTCGGTCTCCAGCTGCGCGATTCTCGCCGCCTGTCCTGCCTCGTAGCGGTCGACGACATGATCCTCGTTGCAACCGCCGTTCCGGTAGCCGCCGAAAAGTCCGTTCAGCCCGCCGTTAAGCAGTCCCAGACCGACGCCTGCCGTACCGATAATGCCGGTAGTCAGCGCCGCGTTTGCCTTGCCGTTGCTTGCGAATTCTGCCATGTGGATTCACCATCCTAAGTATATACTCGGAGTTTCCTCCGGCGTATATATTATAGCACGATTTTTGTGCAAAGTGAACGAAGAAAAACCGCCGCTTTCGCGACGGTTTCATGACATTTATATATGCGCTTTGATTTTCTGCTCGCAGGCTTTGACAATTCGCTGTGTCTGCCGGACGGAAAGCTCGAATTCCTCCGCGAGGGGTTCGAACTTAATTCCGTCAAGCCAGCGTCTCTTGAAAATATCTCGCCATTTTCGATCATGGATGCACTCATCAATGACTCGCGTCCATTCGGATCGCGTGAGGTCAGCCACGTCGTCAGCTCTCATTTCACGCCTCGCTTTCGGCGTCCGAGTCGGAATCTTTTTTGAACTGATTAAACAGCTCCCACACGGTGGAGTCGATCAGCGCCTGCATGGTGTCGGCGTCGAAAGTCACGCCGCGTTTTTCGAGGAAGTCCTTCGCATACTGATATTTCGCTTTCTTGTCGATCAGCCCGGCACGTTCGGCTTCCTCTGCCGCCTGGACGGCGAGCTCCACCCAGCGGAGGAGTTTCTTCTGGTCACTCTCCGCGACCTTCGCCGCGAGAAGTTCCTTGATCTTCGGGATCAGGAAAATCGTGATCAGGGTGACGATCAGCTTCACCGCCAGTTCCAGAATCGGCGTTATATCCATCTTGTCCATGTTCGATAAATCCTTTCTTGTTTATCTCTTTGTTTTCGGTGATTTTAATGACACTCCCCAGCGCGAGTTCCACAGCCCCGACGATCCCGCCGACCGAAAAGGCGGCGGTCAGGTCGGTGCCGGTGAGGGCTTGCAGAACGGCGATAAAAGGGAGATATACGGCGAGGTATATCAGCACGGCGATTATCAGCCGTTTTAAGTACCTCATACTGCCACCCAGGAATTAATTTCCGCGAGCAGCACCGCGCCGGAGCGGACCTGTCGGACGGTGTACGTCTTTCCGACGACACGCGCCGGAACTTTGCGCCCGGTCGTGTAGACGTCGCCCGCCTTGACGGTGTAGGTGTCGCCGACTTTGAAGGTCTTCGCCGCAGCGGGCTTGATGCCATACCCGTAGTTGATATCCACGTCGCCGACGGCTTTCGTGAATTTACACTTGCCGAACTGCCATATTATGGCGTTACCGTAAGCGGCGGGGAGGTCGGACGGCGAGGTGGTCGCGAAGGATGCCTTGCAGTCAGACTGCCGGTAAGCGGCAATCCACAGCGCCCACTTCGCGAGCCGGTCGGAATTGAGCTTGTAGAGCCAGTAGTCGGGGTTTGTATACACGCCCGCTTTGTACCCGTGCTTCGTGATTTCGGTACAGAATGTTTCGATAATGTCCGTCCGTAACTTTGTTGTGTACTTCACTTGTGTCTTCGCCGCGTATCTTTCGGTGTCGTATTCAAAGTCGTAGAACACCGGCAGATCGAGCTTGTACCCGTTCAGCGTGTTCGCGCACACCTCGGCTTCCCGCCGCGCCTCGACGGTATCGCGAGCGTAGCAGAACCAGTACACACCGACCAGCATTCCGGCGTCTCTCGCCGATTTTATGTACCCGGCGAATTTCGGGTCAATAGACGTCCCGTACCCCGCGCGGATGATGCAGAATTCGATGCCCTCGGCTCTCAGCGCCGGGAAGCTCCGGATTGTGTTGTGCTTCGAAATATCGATTCCTCGCATTTTATCACTCCCCCATAAGTATAATCTTCACCGCCTCAACGGTCTCTTCGACCGTCGCGACGCGCTTTTCAAGCTCCGGGTCTGTGACAGCGCCCGGTTCAGGGCTTTCTCCCTTTTTTTCGGTAAAGTCGGCTTCGGTCAGTCCCGCCGCCTTGATCATTGCTTTTTCAGTCTCACTCAGTGCCACTGCTTACCACCTCCTTTAAGTCGCGGATATATTTCACGGTGTTCGGCACGTCGAGCGTCAGCCCGTCGTCCGCGAGTGCGTGGTGCATCGTTATCGTGCCGCCCGGCTCCGTCGCCATGAGCGGCAGTGCGCCGGTCATCAGGTCGGTGATGTCAGTGGTCGTCGGAGCGTCGAGGGAGGTATACCCGTCCGTCGTCGCGGACAATCCGATCCGCTGCAAATAGTCCCACCCGTCCGCGCGCCGGACAATTTCGTTGCAAAGGTTCCCCGCACTCCACCCATATCCCGGCAGGGCCTTCACGGCGTCGGGGATGGGGTAGGTGTCGTCTGAGTATTTCACCTTTACACTGCCCGCATCGCAAAACACGGTATTCACGCCGCTTTTCGCCGTGATGGTCTTCGCACCGGTCGCGGTAAAGGTCGTCGGGGACGCGAGTCCGTAGGCGATTGTCACCGGAGTTCCGGCGGCTTTCTGGGCGGTGAGGTAGGATTTCCAGGTATCGAGCGTGTACTTGTCTGATAATTTCTGGCCGAGAAATAATGCGCCGTCATCAATAAAAAGGCAATTTTCGCCGTATCTGTATAAATACACGAAATGGCTGCACGCACCCCTGGACGCACCAAAAGCAGCAGCGAAAACTGTCGCGAGGAGATAAATATAAGGCCCGTTGTAGGCCCACGCTTCCGTCCCATCCAGCGTCAGCAGCGCCCATTCTTTCACCCCGCTCCCGTTCTGATCTACACTGCCGCCGTAGATCGTTTCGGGGGGAGAGAGCGTGGTGCTTTCGCCGGAGTAGGGTTCGTAAGCCGCGGGAGCTATCAAGCCCGCCCAGACAGCAGCGTTCCGGTATGTGGTGGTTGCCTGCTCAAACGGTGAGGCCCCGGCATATAGGCGCACACCCCCGAAAGACTTGGTAGCCGTTATTTTGACTGCTATTGGTTCTGCGGGGGCTTTCTGAAAATACTTCCATACCCCATCCACCAGCACACCGACCTGCACCGTCGTCTTAGCGTCGGTATCCAAGTTTGCGGCGAAGACATACTGTCCCGCCGGATAATTCAGCGCAATTTCTTTCACCGACGTGATTGTCAAATCGCCATAGCTCCACAGATTCCTGCCACATCTCGTCAGTGTGATCTTGTCCCTGCCGCTTATCGGCCGGATATTCTCGGGACTCGGATCGCCACTTCCTGCCTGTGTCGGCGTCCAGCTTGCAGTGATGTCCAGCGCGTGTCCGTCGATACCGTCGGAGATAGTCACCATGCTGCCCGACTGCTCCGGGAAGCCCGCCTTCACATTGTCCACCTTCGCACTGACAAGTTCCCCGGCATTCCGCGCCACGGTCTTCCCGCCGATCTTCTCCACCTGTGCAAACTTGCACCCGGTCGGAACGTTCTTGCTGTATGCCTCCGTGCTGTCCTCGACAAAATCGTAGCTCTTGCCCTCCGACAGCTTCCACAGCGCGTCGGTCTTCGCCTTAAGTTCGACGTTCTCACGCCGGAGGAGGTCGATGTCTGTGGCGTTGGTTTCGATGCCCGTCGCGTTCTTCCCGATGTTTTCTGTGTTCGTCGCGATCTGCGCCGCGCTGTCCGCGATTTCCGCGGCTTTTTCGGTCGCGGTCGTGGCGGCGGTTTCGGCGGCGGTTTTCGCGGCAAGAGTGTCGGTTTTGGTCTGGTCAATATCAGCTTTCGCCTGATCGATTTCACCTTTCGTCGTGTCGATTTCGGCTTTGATTTCGTCAATCTGCGCTTTGATCTCTGCCGCGCCCGTCCTCGACGTCTCCGCAGCGGCGGCGGATTCCCCGGCAGATGTCGCGGACCCGGCGGCGGCAGTGGCGGCTTTCTCCGCGTTGCCCTGTGCGGTCTGGGCGGCGGTTTTCATTTCGGCGACGGCTTCGCGGTCAGCGGCGGTCTTCCCGGCGCTGTCCTGTGCGTTCGCCGCGGCGTCCTTGGCGCGTTTTACGGCGTCCGCAAGTCCTTCGGCGGATTTCGCGGCGGCGGTGGCGGCGGCTTTCGCATTCTTTTCGTGCGTTTCGGCGGCGCTCGCGCTGCTTGCTGCGTTCGTCGCGGACGTCGCGGCGTTTTGTGCATATTGCCCGGCGGCCGTCGCGACGGAAGCGGCATACTCAGCGTTCTGTTTGGATTTCGTTTCAGCGGCGAGGGCTGCCCGCGCGTACTCGGCGGCGTTGTTCTCGGAGGTTTTCGCGGCGTTCTCGGATGCTTTCGCATTTTCTTCCGAGTTTTTCGCAGCGTTTTCCGAGTTCTTCGCTTCCCGCTGCGAGATTGCCGCCTCGGCGGCGAGCCGGTTTATCTCGTCTAAAAACTCGTCGTAAGGGTCTGTCTTCGGCGAGCCGGTCAGCGACTTGGCAATGGCGGTGTCATAAGTCCACGTCTTAAGCCTTATCTCCCCGGCGTAGTAGGCAAGTTCGCACTGCCCGCGCCCGGCGTTCTGCGTGTCCGCACCGGTCAGCGCCCACACGACGGTGTCGCCGGTCTCGGTAACGGTTGCCGGATAAGCGTCCGATTCTCCCGGTCTCTTCGCGGAGAGCCGGAAAGTTCCGTCCCCGAACTCGGCGCGGACGCCGGAGACGTCAAAAATCACTTCCCGCGCGAGGTTTTCGCCTTGCTTGCCGAGCATGATTAACTTGCCCGGCACGGCTTTAATTTCGATCATTTTCTCTCACCTCCGTAGGCAGTGCCATCACTTCGTTGTACAGCCCGGTCGCGACGTCGTTTCCGTGTAGCTCGTGGTATGCGTGATAGGCGCGTTTCAGTGCTTCCTTGGCATAGATCGGGCAGCAGTTTTTATCCAGCACGTACTTGTCATGATTCCGGATGACCTCGGCGCGGAGCAGGCACTGTACACCTTCCATTATCGCGTCGTTCCGTCGTCTCAATGTCTTGACATAGGCGATCAGCCCGGTGATCACGCCGCCGCAGATAAAAGGGATTGCCCACGCGAGGATTTTTTCGACGATGATCTGATTCAAGCAGCCACCTCCTGCCACAGCGCGGCGGTTCCGGCGGCGCCGGGTTCCCAGACGTTGTTGTCGACCAGAGATACCCATGTCTTTCCGTTGTGCTTCACTTTGTCGCCCTTCATGTAAGGGTTCGTCGAGTCCGGCTGCTCCCACTCGGGGACGACCGACGGGTCAGGAATCAGCACTTTCGCGAAGAGCGACGGCGCAGCAGTCGGCTTCCATCCCTCCTGAGAGGTGTGGTTTTGGAGCACGGTGTAAAGCACCCCGTCATCCTGAACCCGCTGTCCTTTCGCATACGCGACGCCGTTCCCGCTCCATTTCGGATACAGACAGGTCGCGGAGACGGCTTCCGCCTCGGTCAGGCTTGCCGTCTCGGTCATCGCTTTTTCGATCAGCGGACGCAGCGTCCGCGCGAGTTCGATCAGTGTCATCATTCCACCCCCAGTAAAATTTTTGCCGCGGCGAGCTGTTCTTCGAGGCTCGCGACCTTTGTGGTGAGTTCGGAGATGTCGCCGGATTGCGTCGGCGGCTTCGGCTTCTCCCCGTCTGCCGGATAAAATGTCCCGGTCGCGTCGTCATACAGCCAGCCCTCCGGCGGTGTGGGCTTGATGAAGCGGGCGTCGCCTTCCTGCGTGCCGTCGTAGCCCCAGCCCTCGAAGACATTATCCGGCGCCTCAACGAAGAGAACGTCCGGAGGGTATTTGCCCTCCGTGTCGGCTAGTGTCGGGTGCACCGGCGTCGCGTCGTAGTAGCAGAAATTGTCGACTATCTGAAATACTTTCATAATCATGCCTCCATGATGTTGTATGTGATCACGGCAATGCCGTCTCCGCCCTTGCCGCCGGTGCCACTGTCGCTGCCTGCGCTGCCGCCTCCGCCTCCACCAGCAGCTGTGCCGCCATCGCCACCCCAATACGGCGAGGGGGTGTTATTCCCGCCGCGACCGCCGTTGCCATCGGCTCCGTAGCCGCCTCCACCGCCGCCGCCGCCGAAGTTGGGTTTCCCGCCGTCTCCGCCTTTGCCGCCATATCCGCCGCCAGCGCCGCCGCCACCGGATCCAGCGCCACCAGCACCCGTTCCTCCTGCGGCGGCTGTGCCATTCCCGCCGTTGCCAGCGGCAGAAGAGTTTGATAGTCCTATTCCACCGCTCCCACCATAGCTGCCAGAACCGCCGGTGCCGCCAGACACTGTTCCGCTAGTGCTTTTGGCTCCGGCTCCACCACCACCGGTGCCGCCACTGCCGCCATCGCCAGCATAATTGGTGCTGCTAGAAGCACGCCCCGCCGTGCCGCCACTGCCGCCATTGGCGGAAGCGAGCGTGCCAAAAGACGTAGCTCCACCATTACCTCCGGCAGTGCCGCTGTTATATCCAGCGGAGCCGCCATTTCCTCCGGTACCTATGGTGATTGGATACACCTGTCCTGGAGTGACTGTCAACACTTTAGACACCATGTGTCCGCCGCCTCCGCCTCCACCGGCGGTGCCGCCGTTGCCGCCTCCACCGCCTCCACCGCCGAATAGCAGGATGTGAATGGAGGTGACGCCCTGTGGGCACTCCCATGAGCCGGACTGTGTAAATATTTTAGTCACCTGTTTCGCCGTCATATTGAGGATTACATAACCGTCGAGCGTAGATGAATACACCAGTATCATCCACACGCCAGCTTTTATGCCGCCTTTTGCTTCTTGCCCAGATGCCGTGCAAATAGTCTTTGCCCCCGTCCCATTGACGTTAAGCGTCGCACCGCCCGCGAGGTTATATGTGGACTTAATCCGCACCTCCGCTCCGTCTACCAGTGCAAACCCCTCCTGCGCGAGAGTCAGCGCGGAAGTCGTTCCGCCCGCTGTTCCCGATGCCGCGAGAATTTCGTCGAGGAGCTGTTTGTTCACTGCTGTGCCTTCGTTCACGACGGTGTTTTTTAGTTCCAGCGCAACGTTTTCCGCGACTTTCGTCCCGTCCGGGCGCTTGATGTCATACCGTGGAATGACTGTCGCGTCGGTCGACACTGCTTTCGCGAGCACTTCATCTTGTCTTTTTATCGCCATTTCATATGCTCCTTATCATCTGTCTTGTATAGCTACCGCCCGCAGTAAACGTTCCGGCTCGTCGGTAAATGGATTTCATCCCATCGAGCAGCAAATCGATATCCGCGAGCACCTTCTCGATGTTGTTCGCGCCGACGTAGCCGAGCTTGTCCTCCGGCTTCGGTAGCTGTCCGGTTTCCGTGAGCGTGTAGTAAGCGTCGCGCAGTCTCTGTACGTTGTCAAGATAAGTCGTCCATTGCGCCCACCGAACAATATCGCCTTCCTGCCACTCGCGGTCTTCCGCTTTGCTCCCCTTAAGCACCGGCGTCACCTTAACCGGATACCCCGCCGACGTCAGCGCGGCGGCGAGAGTTTTTACCGCGGATCCTACGCGGTTGAGGGTGTTGTAGGTGAGCGTTCCGCGCTCTAACTGTGCCCTTTCGGCGTCTGTCAGCCCCGACCAGTTGCCGAGGGTCTGGTAGGATTTCCGTATCGCGGCGGAGGCGGTTTCGTCGCTTTCCGTGCGGTCATAGATTAAATTGAGGTTCACTGTATCAAGGCTCATTTGATGATCACCTCCGCGACTTGTGCGGTTCCGGAGACGTTGTGTTTCATGCTGACGATGCGTCCGGTCACGTCGTCCATGTAGTCGTATTCCTGCGTCACTTTGTCGCCGACTTTGAGATTGCCGGTGAGTATCTTTTCAGATATTTCGCGGCGCGCGGAGTAGTAGTTGTACGCCGCTGTGGCGAGTTCGTCGGCGTTCGTGCGGTTCACGAGGGTGAAGTCTTTGAGTTCGACTACGTTTTCCTTGTCCCCGGCGAGGATGAGCGGATTCCGCTTCGTGATGATGGTTTGGGTTTTGTCGTATTTCTTGCCGGTCAGGACGCAGTTCGCGTCCGCGTTGATGACGGCTTGGTTGACAGTCTGGGAGACTATCTTGCCGTTCGTGATGGACAGGGAGTGGAGCGGCTCAGGGAAGGCTACGGTGATGCCGGTTCCGGTTCCGCTGTCCGCCGCTTTGTATGCGGTGTAGTCGGTTGTCCCGGCGACGTAGGAGTACGCGGTGAGCCGCAGTTCGGTGAGCTTGTCGCGGAAGGTGGTCGTCTGCCCGGTGAAGGTGTTCGATGCGTTCAGCGTGCCCGCGACGGTGTCGGACAGCTTGTACAGCTTCACTTTGTCGGAGTAGCTGGTGTCGACAACCGCGCCGAGAGCGAAGGCGATCTGATTGAGAGCTTCGCGGCAGGAGGATATCGCGAGGTATCCGGTGAGTGTCGCGTTTTGCAGACTGCCCGCGATTTCGTATTCCACCTTGAGCGGAGAGAGCATTTCGCCGATGAGCGCCGCCGCGTTCTTCGCGGAGTAGATACCGCCGCCGAACGGGGAGTCATCGAGGATTGACACGTAGTCTTCCGACTCGATATCGTATGTCCTGTCGGAATTCCGCTCGTAGTGCGTGATGAACGTGGTCTGCACGAGCGTGTCGTCGAAGTAGGTGTAGACGGGCTGCTTTTCCTGAAAGATGAAGTCGACGTCGCTCTGCTTTTTGAGGGTGAAGCCCACGGTGTTGATCGAGATGGTTTCGGATACCGGCTCGATTTCCTGAAGCAGGGAGAAGTTTTCGATTTCGTCTTTCCCGAAGTTGCGGACGGTTCCGTAGAGGATGTCCGTGAGATACAGCCGGTTGCGAGGCATATTCATCTTCGAGAAGGAGATTATCAGCTTATTGTAGTTTTCGATTTTGTTCGCGCAGAAGAAGTTCGGCTTGTCCGGTGTGAAGTTCTTGTCCGACAGCAGGGCGCTGCCGCGATACCATTTGATGTTGACTGCCGTCGCGTACCGGTTGGAGGTCTCATCAAAAACGAGCGTGATTCCCTGAGAGGTGTACTGCCCGGTCGCGGTGAGCGTGAGGACGAGCGGAGTTTCGAAGCTGCCGTCGGTCGCGCTCGAGAGGCTGTCCGACACGAGGGCGTATTTCGGATCGTCCGGCGGAACCGTGAGAGAGCCATCGAGGAGGATTGAGTATATCTCGCACGGATTCGCGTACATCGGGGTCTGCTGTCCTTGCAGCAGTGCCGGAGTCGAGTTGCTGGTCTGCCCGGTCGCCGATGGGGCGAAGTTTTCTTTCGCCCCGACAGCGACGTCGGCGTAGGATACCCGGAGTTTCATGCTGCGCTCCTTTGCGGCTCCATCGCGATAAAGTCGAAGGAGAGGTTGCCCCAATACCGGTTCGTCTCGGAGTACTGCCGGAGGAGATCGTCGCTGCCGCGCGAGACATACGCCTTGAATGAGAGCGTTTCGTTGCCGAACGGGACGACGATATCGTGACTTGCAACCGGCGCGGAAATCGTTTTGTAGAGAGCGTTGTACTCCGTCTGGGACATACGGTCGGTGTTGATCGTGATGGAGTAGTTGTAGTAGGTTCCAATGAGGTCGCGGTGCATGACACCATCGAGTGTGCGCCCGGCGTTATCGCCGTCGACAACTTCAAAATTTCGCGTCAGCGCGGTAACGATACCGCCGTATTCGGTTCCGTCAACTTTGAACATTACCGCGTCCCTCCGTTCGTGAATGTGATTTTGGTGTTCGCGCCGGAGCGCCTCTTTTCGGAGTCTATGGCGTCTCCGAAGACGCGTCCGACAACTTGCTTGTCGAGGACGAGTTCTATCTTGCCCCCGCGTCCTGAGCCGCGCTGTGCGGCTGTCATCGCGCGGTAGACGGCGTTCTCGATGCCTTCGATGATCTGTGCGTTGTTCGCGACGGCAGTCCGCCCGTTCGCAAAGCGCCCGACGAGCTCGCCTGAGTTCGCGTAGAACATTCCGTCCTCGGGGAATCCGCCGGTCGCGAAGGCGGGGATCATGCGCGGCGTTTTGCCAATAAGGGATTGAGCCGCGCCGCCGCTGAAAGACGCTGACGAGAGCACCTGATTCAGCTGCCTGATAAAGGTGCGCGCCGACGCGAGCAGGCTGTTTGCGAAGGCTGAGAAGTCCACGCTGATAGACGTCCAGACGTTCCCGAAGGCGTCCTTGACGTTGGGGAGCCCTAGTGTGACGCCGTTCGCGAATCCAATGTCAACGTTGATGCCGTAGCCTTCAAAGACGGTCGACGGTGAGTGGATACCGAGGCTGTCGGTGAACTGAACCATAGCTTTGTTCGCCATGCCGATCATACCTTTGGCGACGTAATCGGCGTTGTAGTCAACTCCGGCGACGAAGCCCTTCGCGACGTTTTCACCCGCCGACTTGCCCTTCTGCCCCAGTTCATTTCCGACTTTATCCATCATGCCATAGAGCGGCTTGTAAATGCCGGTCTTCGTAACGTCATTGATGCCGTTCTTGATGGTTTCCGTCGTGTTGTTGACGATTGATTGTGAATTCTGGTTGGCGATCGTAGAGCTGGAATAGAATTGACGGTTCAGATTATCAAGTTCGGTTGAGGTAGTCTTGACGTTCTGCTTGGCGACACTGGTGATTTCGTTCAGCTGCGCGGCGAGTTTCGGGTCGCCGAAGGTTGATATGACTTTGAAGGTGTTTTCGTCAATGCCGAACTGCGCTTTGAAGTCGAACGAGCCGAGGTCAACCGCCTTGTCGATAGTGTCTTTGAGGCTGTTTGTGACGTTCTTGATACTGTGCCCGAGCGCTTCGGATACCGTTTCGAACGCTTTTCGGCATTCATCGGGGAATACCACGGCGCCGATGGTCGCGCCTATAATGATCGATAGCGCGCCTGCGAAAAGCCCTGCCGTTCCTGCTGCCGCGCCGGCTCCGACCATTTTTGCAACTTTCACGCCGGCAAGAGTCGCCGCCGCAGTGTTGAGCAGTGAACCTATACCGAGTTTTATTGCCCCGGCAAGGTCATCCGCGCCGGTGTCGTTTCCGAGTTCGAATATTCCGACCGCCGACATTGTAAGACCGGAAATTCCGAGCGTGAGCGGGAGCCCGAATACCTGAAAGCCTTCCGCCCCGAGGAAAAATCGGGATATGGTAGCACCGCCGAGCAGTGCCACAATGCCAGTCTTCGCGGCTCCGAGAAGTGTCTGAGCGCCGGTAACGTTAGGTGTACTCCCGATTGCCGCCGTTGTTATTGACAGGGCGGCTATGCTGAGTAGGAGCATCGGGACACTGCCTAAAAATCCGTTGCCGCTGCTGAGCGAGAGCAAGCCCAGCGCCTTAAGTCCAAGTAACGCTGCTATTCCTCCACTGACTGCGCCCATAAGCGTATCCTTACCGCTCATGTTTCTAAGGCGCGACGCTCCGAAGTCAAGGTCTATTCCGGTAATTTTGAATACTGCGAATTTGAAGAAATCCCATATTTTCTGAGGGATTTTCCACAGTCCGAGCTTATCGGCAATTTCTTTCGCGGCGTCTTTTATTTTGCTGAAATAATCCCAGATGTCTTTCGCCCAGCTTTGTATTCCTTCGCCCTTTGTCAGCCAGTTCTCGATCTGCTCCGCGATCTTATCGGTCGTCTCGCCGAGGTTCTTTGAGAACATATCGTCCTCGGTCTTCGCGAGCCGGTTCAGCTCCGCTTCGAGCTTTGCGAGGTCGGCGGCGCTCGTGCCGCTTCCGGACGCGCCGGTGTTCTGTGAGCCGAGAATGTTCAGCTCGTCGAACGAGAGCTGATAGAGCTTTTTCATGCTCTTAGCGGCGTCATCGGCGGAGTCGGCGACGCCTTCGTTGCCTTTGATTACAGAATCGGCGTAGTCGAATTTCGGCAGTTCAAATCCCGCGAGGGCTGCGAACGCCGAGACGATGCGCTGTCCGACTTTGACGAACGCGATCATGTACGGGAGCGTCTTCTGCACGAGCGGCAGGAAGAGGTCACCGATAGCGCGTCCGAGAAGCGTCAGCTGCGCTTTGAGGATTCTGAACTGGTTCGCGGGCTGCTCGAGCGTTCTCGCCATGTCGCCCATGGCGGAGTTTGACTGTCTCAGCAGTGAGATCGTCCGGAGCATTGCCTTTTCGGACTGGTTCATTGCGTCGACGTTCGCGGTGATGCCGAGTTCGGTCGCGAGGAGTTTGAGGTTCGCGACGGACAGGTCCTTACCGAGCGCGCGGATTGGCTCAATCTCGCCGACCAGAGCCGACCGGACCTTGTTCAGTGACTCGTCAACTTTGAGATTGTAGAGCGATGATATATCGTAAGTAAGCTGCGTCAGCGCTTTCGACATGGTATACGCCGTGCCGCTCGCCGTGCCGAAAGATTTCGAAACGTCCATGAAGGTAGCTTGCATCTTCATGAATTCGGCGGGGTCGACGCCGTAGCTGTCGCCGACGAGGTTAGCATAGTCCTGTGCCTTTTCGGCGTAGCTGCCCATTGAGACGTAGAACAGGTTCAGGGCTTCGATGTACTCGTTGGCGGATTCAAGAGAATCCGTAGCTTTCAGCCAGACTTTTTTGATTGTGGCAATCGAAAATAGCTGTTTTGCAAAGTTCGTCAGCCCGGACGAGCTCTTTTTACTGCCCTTTGATATGGTCTCAAAGAATTTCTGCCATGTCGGTTCGGCTTTCTTTACGCTCTTGGTTGACGCTTCATTATTTTTAATGAAGGTCTGAATCCTCTGCGGGAACGCTGAGAATCCGCGGGCGATTTTGTCCATTTCGGTTGCGAGGGGTGCCATTGCCGCCGTGAGCCGTTCAATTGTCGCGGCAAACTTGTCCATGTCGACGGCTTCAAGATCCTTCGACAGCTGAGTGAATTTACCGAGCTGATTTATAAATGAAGTGAGGTGCGCGGGGGTGAGAGCCGACAGCGGCTGCAACGCGGTCGCAAGGTCTTTGAAGCGTGCGAGGTTGACGCCTTGCAAGTTCTTTGCCGCGTCTCCGATGCTCTGGAGTTGATGCCCGATAGACGCTGAGATTTGCGGCATTTTCGCACCGCTGAGTTGGGTCAGAGCGGATGCCAGTGACGATATCCGCTTTACGTCCGACTCGGTGACGCCGCTCAGCGCGGTATCCAGGGCGGTGATCTGGTTCGAGAGTGATTTCGGCACGGCGGCGCTGACCTTCCCGACCGACTTGAGGTCGAGCAGTGACGAAGCGAGAGCCGTGATTTTGTCAGCGTTGTTCCCGATCCCGCCTATTGCCGTCGAAAGTGAGCCGAATTGTATAATCGCGTTGTTCAGATTCAGCCCCGCGACGCTCTTTTGCAGCTTCCGAAGCCCGGACGCGAGGCTCGAGAGGTCTTTCGACGCCGTGCCCGCGCTGTGCTCTATTGCGACAGACAGACTGTCTATCTGCACTTCGTTATCTGCCATTCAATTCACCTCCTCCGAACCTTTCCTGTAATTTTCTTTCTTTATCCTGATATTCCTGCATGAGGATCATTCTCCGTGCGTATTCCTCGGGGGAAATGGCGGACGCTTTTTCCTCCTGACTCCGCAGGTCATATGGCTTGTCCGGGTACTTCCCGTTCTTCGAGAAGCACGCGCCGATGGCGTCCCGGACATATATGCCGGTCATGTACGCGTGAAAGTTCATCCGATCGCGTTCTTCACGCTGGGTTTGCTCGTATATATCGAGAAAAGGCTTCATGCGGCGCGGATTGAGCCGCCAGAATGTGGTAAGGTCAAGCCCGATCCTATAAGCCGCAGGAAGCCAGTTTTCGTATATCGTTTCGGCGGCGCTCAGATTCAGGTGTTCTTTGCCTGTTTCTTGTCTGCTGCCTTCGCCTTCGCGATCATCGCTTTGAAAAAAGCGCTGTCGTCACACGCCTTCATGAATGCCGCCGAGAGGTCGGAGAGGTCGCCGCCCCCTACGATGTGGGATTCGATTTCACGTCCAGCCGCTTCGGCGTCTATGCCCGCGCAGTACGCGAGATAGGCTCTGAGCGCCGCGAGGGGCTTTGTGCCGAAGGAGTAGATATCTCCGCCGAGATCGTTGAGCTCGATTGTGGCGTTGAAGTCGATGGGTTTAGCCGTTATTTCCTTGCCGTTGATTATCATGGTTTATCTCCTTGAGTTTATCAGCCGCCGATAGTGGGCTTTGCCGCAAGACCGGTGACTTTGTTTACGGTGATGGTGCCGGACACCTGGAACGCCGCGTTCGAGGTGACCTCGGGGAATCTGAGCATCGAGGGCGCGCCGGAGTAGTAGAAGCTCTTTTCGTAGTTCGGAATGACCTGGGTGAACCAGAGGGTCTTGCCTGCCGCCGCCGCGGTCGACATGGCTTCTCGCATGGTCTCCCACGCGTCGATGAAATCAGAAGCCCAGTTGCCGGTGACGTCTACGCTGCCGGTGTCGGACAGTCCCTGCTCATAGCGCTTGAATGAGGTCTCGGAGACCGGCGTGATTTCTATGGTATCGGGAGTCGAGCCGATTTCGCCCCAGCTGACGACGTTCGGGATTTCTATCCAGCCGGTGGTGGGCTGAGTGCCCGCGGTAGCTTCGGGGGCGTAGTAGAATTTAATACCGTTGGTGGTCATTTATCATACCTCCATTTTGGTTGATTGAAGTTTTGAATATCTCGCGACCATCCTGTAGATGGACGCGTCGTTTTCGTTCGGGAAGGGGTTGCAGAATGTGCGCTGGAAGTGATAGCCCTGCATGGTCTCGTCGACCGCGGCCATGACCGCCTTGCATTCACTCTTTTTCCCGCTTTTCTTGTTTGAAAACACGTCGACGGTATAGGAAAGCCGCGCGTTGGCCTCTCCGCCGGTCACACGGAAGGAGAGCGCCTCGGAGGCGTTATCGGTTTCGCGGATGTACACGTGGGGAAAAGATGACGGCTTCGGGACGAATTCGGAGACAACCGTTGCTTTCTGGAACTTCTTCGTGACAGCCGTTCGCACAGCGTCGACGAATGTGTTTTCAAAATCGATCATCTCTTCATCTCCTGTAATACTTCTTCAAAAGCTCTGTACAGCGGCATTTGCGCCGCAGTTCCGTGCGTGATGACGAGGTTGCCGTCTTCGGCGTAGTAGCCCCACGCCTTCTGGTTTCCTTGCCCCTTGCCATATCCTCCGATAACGAATCCGAGGTCTGCGCCGTCAGGGTGAGGGGACGTTCCGGCGGGGGGAT